GATATAAGCGTTGAACCTCTCGAATATTGTAACTGGGTATCTGACTTTGATGTAAGGTACGAAAGGATATATATCCAAGTTGATACAAATGATACAGGTAAGGATAGAGAATGTTTATTCGTGGCATATACTAACAAATATAGTACCACTGATACATTTAAGGTATTTCAGCAAAAAGGTGTAAAGCCAAGCGATTCTTCAAGCATTGGAGGCTCATCCTCTGTATCGAACTCTCAATGCGCTGCACGCACAAAGAAAGGGAAACGATGCAAGAGAAGAGCCTCCAAGGGTAGTGTTTATTGTTGGCAACATGGAGGATAATCACCACTGTCTATTACTGTCATTTGAGAATATCATTGATGAGATTAGGCAGCACGACTTCTTTATCGGTGTCTGACATTATCACTCGGGTGTTGTCGCCAGGGGCTATCCCGCGTCCAGCAACCAAAACATAAGCGTCCGCATAAATTTGGCCAGCTTCACTCGTGTCTTTCATTGCCTGAGCTACTTCCGGGTCATTCTTTCGGTGTAAGTCTTGCATTGCTAAGAATACAAGCGGGTTTCCTGTATTGAGCCGTTGGTACTCGTAGTCTTCATTCTTCTCCCAATGCTCCCAGGTCATACTGCCAGTGACTATATTGAAGTATTGACAAGAAAATTTTGCGTGACCTCCAAATTGGTTCTCTGCAATCCCTTCAATGTTAATGATACAAAGGCTGTCGGTGTCGTATATGACTTTCTTTCTGCGGAGCTGGAATGCCTCGGGATTTGCAAGAATATCGTCCAACCATTTCTTCATATTTCTTTCCGTCTTTTCGGCGAATGTCGGTGGCGTGCGTTTGGGTTGTTGGGGTTCTTTTGTATCTTTTTTGCATCCGATGACAGCAAAAAAAACTGCCAGTATAATTAATGATGAGAGCTTCTTCATATATTTTATGATTTTTCAATGTATCAATTGCTTACAATCCGTTAGGAGAGGACGGGATTCTGTAATTTGTTGTTTCCGTCTTTTGTTGGGGGCGAGGTGTGTCCGTATCTTTCCGAGGAGTCGGTGTCTCTTTTATAAAGTGCTTTCTCAGTTTGCGGACATCGTTGCAAAGCCCCCATATTCTGAAGATGAGTATTATGGTAAAAATACTCCATGCGATTAAAATCAAGTAGCAGAATGCGAGAATTAGATTTTCCATTTTTTATTGTTTTTATTGTTTTCAATCTAAGAATTTACAGGCCGTAGTCGGATTTCATCACACGGTTCTGGATTTCAGCACCCGTGTAAATCATATACATCATAAATTTTTCGGGTGTGTCGAACTCTTTGCTTTGCTCCTTGATGTTTTCGTCTTGATAATACTCCTTGAACCACTCGTCTTGCCTTTTTTGGCCTGGGCGATTCAAATTGTTTATATAATTATAATATACCGTTTTGCCGTCTTCTTTGTATTTTACAAGTGTGTAGTCGAATTTTGCGCTCTGTTCTGTGCCATCGGATGTTTCCGCTTTAACGATGCAAGTACAACAGTAGATACTGTCGCAGTCTATGTATGGGGTGATGTTTTCTATTGTGACGGTGGAATCTTTTGTGATGGATTTGAACAGAGAAACCATGTCTTTTTGTGCCTTCTCATTCAGAGTAGGTTCTTTTGGGTTGTTGTTACACGAAGTAATGAATGATACGGTTGTCAGCACTATGACCACTAATGATAAAACCTTTTTCATAATCGTTTTTTATTGTTTATTAAAAATTTATTTATCGTTTTTCTCTATCTGCTCCAGTTTCAGATATACGAGCATATAGGTAGAGCGGAAGTTCTTTGATTTACAGATTAAAAGCAATAGTATTGCTCAGTTTCATAAACGCTATCTTTGAAATCTGCGACATCACCGTCTTCATCAAGAACAATGCAGCTGTCACCTTCATAGACTTCATAGCGGAAGTTGTTGCTTCGACCTTCGTAACAGTTGTCACCATCGCCTATTTCGTCGTAGCCTTTTGTTTTCTCTGCGCAATAGGCTTTCGCTTCTTCCAATGAGTCAAACTCAGCAACCTTTTTACACTCAACATTATTGTTGTAATATACGCTATATTTCATATATTCCCGCTTGACCGTATTGCGGTAGGGATGAATGATGGTTTATTTATCAACAAGAATAACGAAAGATAAGCGGTCGTTAATATCCACAGTGTAGGTATCTTTACCTTTGTTGCATTGTATGTAATCTAACGTAGGCTCTTCGCCGATGACATCTCGACATATACCGTTAATCTCTGATGCCCGTGCAGATTCTCCCTCTTCGGCATTGTATAATTCACGCTTCAGGATGGTCTTATGGATATATCCGTCACCATATACGGACATACCATCTTCATTGAGGTATCCGTTGAATGCCTTACTTACAAGTCTGATTTCAATTTTTTTCATATATTTTTCGCTTAACCGTGTTGCGTAGGGCTGAATGATTTTTAATTGCGTGAAAAATCGCAGTTGTTATAAAGTATATTCGCCGTTCTCGTATGGAATTACAATCTCTGTCTCCTGGGCATCGTCGAAGATGTGCGTGTGGTGAAGCCGGTCGCCGCCGTCGATATAGAACTCGCCCCAGACTTCGACGGTCTTGCCGTCGGCCTTGTAGCTGAGGAAGTCGCTGCCGTTGTGGTGCTTGGTGAGCATGACATCGGTAATGGTGTGTTCGCGCTCTATCGGCATGCCGTAATGCTTGCGGAGTCAGGCCTTCAACTCTTCAATCTGGGATTTCGTAGGCTCGTAGCCGTCGCCAAGCTCCTCTTCGTCGAAGTATTCGTAGTAGCCGGTGTTGTTCTCGGCTTCATGGATGATATAGTCGGCTATGGACTTGTAGCCGTTGATGTCGTCGGCATTGTCGTGGACTACCGACTTGATGTAGGCGTCTATGGATTTACGCATATTTTTGACTTGACCGTGCTGTCGAGGGCTTAATGGTGTTTGTACTTGCTTTGGTATTTCGTGCGCCCTGGGCGCGGAAAAACGGGGTCTCCGCCGATTTTTTACTTCTTTCCCTGGCTCCACCCGAAGAGGGTAGCCGCAACCCATAAAACTACTAAGAATGTGAACATGTGGATAATTTTTTAATTGTTGTTACTGTCGTCGTCGTCTCTTTCGCTCTGTTGATGTACTCCTCCACGAGCTGCAAGGCCGTCATGCCCAGCTTCTCTGCCGAATACTTGAGACGGTAGTAGGCGGCGCGCATGCTCGTCATGTCCGGCTCCGCACCGCTGGGGGTCTTCACGCCGATGTCCTTCAGCAGTTCCGCAGTCTGCGTGAACGCCATGACATCGCACTGCGTGAAGCCGTTAGTGCAGCGGCGGAGGGCTACCCAGGTGGCACGCTTGTCGGGGTCGGACCACATGCTCTCGCGCCGTGCCATGATTGACGCTCTGCGCGCGTTGTCGAGGTTCACGCCGTATCTGTTGCCGACAAGCCGCCCCTGTGCCTTCGCCGCCGCCAACGCCGCCTTCGTGCGTGCGCTTATAAGCTCGCGCTCGTACTGTGCGACACTGGCGAACACGCCGAGAATCATCGTGTTCACGACGGGCATGTCGCAGAAGTGTATGTCTATGCCTTCGTTGATTACCCTGAAGGTGAACTCGACATCGCGGGCGAGCCTGTCGAGCTTCGCGAAGACAAGCGTCGCACCCTTGCCCTTGCACTCCTTTATCGCCGCCCAGAGCCGGGGGCGTGTGGGGTTGGCGCCGGACTGGATTTCCTCGTATGTGTTGATGAGTTCGCCGCCGACGCTCTCTATGTACTTCATACATGTGGCCTTCTGTGCGGCGAGTCCAAGGCCGCTGCTGCCCTGTTTCTGCGTGGACACGCGTATGTAGATGATGTATTTCTTCATTTTTGTGGTTTAAGGCCGGTATGCTCCGGCAAAGTTAATCAAATTAGTCTATCCAAGCAATTTTTCGCGGTGCTTTTTCATGTGTTGCCACGGGCGACGGTAGCCTCGTACCATGCCGCCGCCTGTGCCATCGTGTCCTTGAGGGCGCCGATGAACTCCTTGTAATTGCTCTGTGTAATGTTGATGTGCCGTTCCGGGTGCCTTCCGTCATGGTCGCCGCTTGCCAGGTGTATGATGCAGAACGTGCGGTTGGTGTCGTGGCATGCTACCATGCCTCGCTCCTTGAGTGTCGCCACCGTGCGGTCGAAGTCTTCCGGCGTTGTGGGTATCACTTGCAGCACGCTCCACGGGTATTCCCTTGCCGTGATGAGCGTATATCCTTGCCGCTGTCCGAGCGTGAAGGAATGGATGATTCTTGATGTTATCATAATTTCATATAGTTTTTTGTCCGTCCTATGATAGAGCCGAAGCCCTATCCATAGAACGTGTGATTTTATAAAATATTGCGTAATTCAAGTTCCGTACTGTCGTCCACATCGTAGTTGTCCGTCTCCATATAATCTTCAAGGACGGCACAGGTGAATATCCACTTCATATCGTCGGCAAGGCCGGGTATTTCCTCATCCTTCCCGTCTGCCTTTTGGCATTGGCGGAAAAACGCCATGAACTTCGCCGTGTCTCCCTCGTCCAGATTCAGGTCGGCATCGCCCAAGGCGACCGCTCCGGCGAGCGTGTAGTTCAAGCAGAAGTCGTTGCGATAATTCCGCCATACCATGACATGCACCGTGTTCTCGTCGTCGTCCGCCCATTCACGTTCAAGCCATACGGCACAGTCTTTGTCCGTGTCGATATTTATGATATACTTTTTGCCGCTTGCCATCAACCGGCAGTACATTTCCATGCCTTCTTCAAGGCTGAAACCGTAGCGGCTCAATATTATTGCCACTTTGTCTTTTGTTGTCATAATCTTGTTATTTTATGTTTTCATATCGCTTTTTTACTCAACATGCACGACAGAAGCCTTCCTTTCTGAAGTCGGGCAAGAAGTTCTCGCTGATGGAAGTCCACACGCAGACATTGCGCTGCCTGTATCTTCCGTTGATTTCTATTTTTGTGCGAGCCTTGAAGGCGAGCCCGATCTGTTCCGCACCCTCGGCGGTGTCTCTGAATATGCCTTCCGCTTTCTTTATGCCGTTGCGCGTAAGAGTGATGCACCACAGTTTATCAAGCACTTCCCTGAATTTCTCGCATGCTTCATCCAACGAGTTCGAGCGGATAACAACGTGTTCGTGCCTTATGTCCGTGTAGAAGTCGGGGGAGCCATAGCATGTGGATGGGGTAACATCGTAAGTGAAGCTGAATGTTCTCATATCGTCTGCATTAAAGGTTTGAAAACTGTAATGTTCCGTACTGCGGAACATAGGAAATACTCGTTACTGTGGCTGCACAGAAGCGTTATGACGCCAGTCTGTGCGTCATACATTACAGTGTCCGGCTCGTTTCCCTCGCCCTCAAAGCCGAAGGTTATAGGCGTGCCGTTGTCCAGGTAGATAATGCCGCGCTGCTTGTTGTTCTGGGCGGCGGACAATATGGTTTGTATTGTTTGTAATTCCATGATTTTCTGCTATTTTTTTAGGTTCTACCGGGAGAGGGCGCACTCGTCGCCCTCTCTGGCCGGTTCAAGGTGATGTTATGCGGCGGGTGCCTCTCTGGTCGGTTCTGTGTAGCTATGCCTATCCCATGCACGGCGTGCTATCACTTCGGCGTGCTCCTCGTAGCCGGTAGGGAATATGTCAGATGTGCCGAGGGCGTCGGCAAGTGCGTCGGCTTCCTCGTGTGAATACATGTGCGCTTCGGTGTAGCCGTATTTGTCACGCTTGCCGGCTGCCGGCACCGTCGCGAAGATCGTGTCCATCAAGGCTTGGCGGGCATCGTCACTCATTCTCCGATGCAAGGCTATATCGCCGCCGTTGCTTCCCATCGTCATGCGTGCAAACTCCACGAACTCGGAGTACTCCACATCCGTGCTGTCGTCCCAGCCGTTGAACGTGTCGCGACGGGAACAAAAGAGTGCCAAATCAGTGTTTTTTCTGAACTCCTCCAGCGTGGGTCCGTCGGTCCAGGTTAAGTCAAAGTCGGCGCCCCAGCCCTTGCACACCTTCAACGAGAACTTCACGCCGGGGAAGGCAGCACGGCACATGGCCATAATATTGGCTTTGCGGGCGTTCCTCAACTGTGCCGGCGTAGCCGTCCGTCCGGCTTCCATCTTGCCAACATCTTTCATCAGGTGCAGCCATTTGCCGCAGCGTGTGTGGTAACTTGCGAGGCGCGCAGCCTTTTCTTCCGCCGCCTTGCGTTCCTCTTCCTCCTTGCGCTTTTCTTCCTCCGCCTTCACTGCCGCCACTTCATCGGCGAGCATCTCAGGCCATTCAATGGGCACGTAGATGTAGCGGGCGTAGCCGTAGCCTTCGGAATCAATGAGGAAGTATTTACCCGACGGCGACACGACGAGGGCGCCGACGGTGTAGAATGTGGCCAATTTCTCGGGGTCGTTATAAACGGCGCCCATGTCTTCGTTGTCGTCCACATCCTCGGAACGGCTGCCGCCTTTCAGGGCGTGAGCCTTTACCAGTTCATCGGCCAGTTTCGGGCGCCCGAAATCTTCTTCCGATACCTGTATTATTTCATCTACACAACAAAGGCGGGCGGGGGTGTTCTGTGTGCTGGTGTAGTAGTTGAGGGCGTGCAGCTCCTCGAACAGTCCGCGGCCTCCGTCACACTTCAGGCCGCTGTTGTCAGCCCAGAAGAAGCCGCCGACGGCGGGCACTCCCTCGAGGCGGTCGGCCTCCTGTGCGTGCTGTGCGTACTTCGTGCGCTGGCGTGCTGCCTCCTTCTCGGCGATGATTTCACGCGCTTTGGCCTCGGCTTCCTCGGTTGCGGCCTTGCCGAAGGTCTTAATATATGCCGGGCGAGATGCTGGCGACATGGTGCCACACCATCCGCACATGCAAATGTACTGCTCGTGGTCGCTGTAATACTGTGCGCTCTCGGCCTTGTCGGTTAATACTTTCACTAAGTTCTCGACTATTTGATTAAATGTTGTTTTCATAAATATTTTTTCTTTTAAAATTCATTCCTTTGTTAACTTGTCCCAGTGCCGCCCTACATAAAGCCCGGCGGCATACATCGACGCCATAGCGACGAATAGCAAAACGAAACTAAAACCTTCCATGTTATTTTTTTGTAATATGTTCAATGTACGCTTTTTCGACATCTGAAAAGAAAGCCTTTGGGCGCTTCTCCTTATACGCCGCACTGAACGCCGCCGCATTGTTCCAGGCATCCTCAAACACTTTGCCTTTGAGCTCAACCCTTTCACCACAAGCACCACCGCGTGGTGCATTGTTGTAACTCAAAGCCGGCACGCCCGCCGCATTCAACACACGCATAACGTCTTGTGTCTCAATGTGTTTCGTCCTTTTGTCACTGAAGCCTGTAACGGCGACGCCGTCAATCGCCAGGCTACACAAACATTTATAAACCCGTGTTCCCTTCTTTGTTCCATATTTCGCCGGATTCTGCAAGATGTTGTATAATTTCTGTATATTTTTCACAACCAAGGACTTAACCGTGTTGTCGAGGGCTTAATAGTTTTTTAAATTTCTTCTGGTGCAAAAAAAAATGCGACACATTGATAAAAGATGTAGATGAACCCAACATTCGCCATAAGCAGCAAAACAATGAAGCCAAAGCATTTTTCCAATCCCAAAATGCGAATGTCTCGATAAACTACTACATTTGCAATACAAAGCAAAACCACCAAAACGGTGGACAAAATGACATTTGCCATAACTTATAAATTTAAGGGTTTTTCTAAAAGGGTGTGGAAAGCACACCCGTATTTGTTTTTAAAGTCGGATTTCTTTCTTTTCGTTCAGGTCAAATATAGCTATCTGGTTATTTGCACGGCCTATTTCCTTCGCCTCTTCCAGGGTGCCGGCAATTATTGTTGCGTCGAAATAAAATTTACCGTTTTCCTCGTTGTACCAGCCGCCAAAAGCGGTTGCGTCCTCGTGGCTTTCAACGTATTCCACAACGCGAACAAGTCCCTCCAAATCAAATGAATTCTGTGTGTCCGCAACCGCAACGGCGTAACCCGCATTAACCGGGCGCAATGTTGCCGCCGAAACTGTGAAACCTTCTTTGTTGCTCGTCGCAATGCTTGTCAATGCTGCGAGAAGTGCTGCATGTTTTCTGTTCATATTTGTATATTTTAATGATTAATAATCAACCAAATTCAGGAACGACAAAGCAACACGCCTGAAAAAAAACGGCGCATTTCTTGCACAAAACGAAAACTTTTGATAACTTTGCAGCACTCTATTTCAAGATGGTGCTTTCCGCAAAGTACCGAATCCGGAGGGGTGTTGCTGCATCCCTCCTTTTTTTTGTCTCGTTTCCAATCCCTGAAAAAGAACTCCGTAATACTCTGTATTTCCTTCATTTCTTACATTGCAAAGGTAGCAATTTTTTCCGAATTGTGCAAACTTTTTTGCAAGTATTTTACATGAAAAACACAATCTTTTTTGCTTTCATAAAATGTTGATTTTCAGAAAGATAAAGGAAAATTTACGAATGGGGGTGAAGCCAAATTCGAGGGGGTGTAAATTGGTGCAAAGGCAATGAGTGTGCAATGCTTTTTTGGGGGGTGCAATTTGTGTTGCGGGTTGGGTGCGTCTTTTCCTCTTTTTTGTTGCTTCAGGTGCTTTGTTTGTCTGGAAGGCTGGCAGCGCGAAAGCGAATGTTAAAAAGTGTGTCGGGAATTTTGCGTGTATAACGGACGGTTTACACGCAAAATGCCCGGAATGCTGGCAATAACGGCGTGTTTCGCGTTTTCGCTGCCTACCTTTGGCGTGTATTCTTTACCTTGCATACCCACCCCCCCCCGTTGCCGTGGCTGGCTGCGACATGCCACCCTTTCCCGAATTTTTTTTATTTTTTTTGCGGTCTGCCTTTCTGGTTGTTTTTTGCTGTTTTTGGTGTTTCCGTCTATCCGCCGTCTGTTTTTATGAATTTTATTTTGTCTCCTGTTCTCAAAAATCGTGTTTTTGGGCATTCTTTTCGCGTCTGACGGCTTCAAATCTCCGTTTGGTGTAGTTTTATGTCCCGTGTCGAGAAAACGCCTCAAATCGAAAATTTCGCCATTCGGTGGTTTTGTGTCCGGTCTTTGTTCTGTTGCCTTGTGCCGTGTCGTATGTGCGTGCGTGTGTATGTGTGTGCCGGTGTGCTGTGCCGTTGCCTTGGATTTTTCGCGGCGTCGGCCTTACCTTGTGGAACTTCCGGATAATACAGACAGCGTTAGCTGGATGTATATTATCCCTTGAGGAAGTTCTTACTTTGCCTGCCCGCCGGCGTCTCTAACTTATATGTGTGTACATTTTGTGTTTTTCTTTCCCTTTGGTTATAGAATGTTAAAGTTTGGTATTGTCGTGCGCTTTCGTTTGCTTTTTGTGCGGATGTTCGCTATCTTTGTGTCAAAAACGACAGCTATGGGTTTTACGTTGATGAAATATGCGAGGAAGGAGGATGGCGGTGCGTATGTCCTCTCCGGCGTCAGGGAGCTTGAGTCGGGCGACTTCGGCTTCTGCCGTTACAAGTCCATCACGGGCCTCAACTCCCGCGGTCGCCAGAAGGCGGTGTATTCCGAGGAGTACGCCGACGCCTCGTCCGTCCGTGTCTATGTGCATCCCACGGAGCGTCTGGCTTCCACGGAGTCGGTGCTCACGTTGTATTTCTTCGGTTCCGACCCCTCGCTGCCTACGGAGCGTCCGTCCGGCGAGCTCATGGCTTTGGCTGAGAAGTCGTGGGATGACTTCTGTCGCTGGCTCTCCGGCGGTCTTGTGGTGTGGTACGACGATGTCCGCATGCGTCGTGCCCTGTTCTACCTCTCGTCCGCCTGCGAGCCTTCCGCCGATGTGGTGAAGGGCGTGCCCTACCTCTGCTGCCAGGTGACGCTGTGCAACGTTTTCGGCAGGAGCTTCGCCCAGGAGGACACGGCGATATTCGACTGGCTCGCCTCCGGCGGCAGGGAGTCCGCCGTATGACGGTGCTGCCTTCATTCTGACAACAAAAATACACTTGATATGGCAAACGTGACGGAAGATTCACTCAGGCGTGCTCTTGCCGAGCTCGGCCTTACGCAGACGGGACTGCCCAAGATGTGGCGCGGGGAGCAGGACGGCTTCTGGATAAAGGCCGTCGCCCTTGTCCGCAAGCTCAACGGCGACCGTTCCTATTACGCCGTCGAGCGCATGGCTGACGGCAGGATTGTCTATCGCACCGACTTCGGGCGCATGTCGCCTGTCATGGAGCTTGTGCGTGTGTTCCCGTATGTCTTTCTCGACGAGGCGCGGTATGTTGATGTCGGCGATGCCGGCGACCGCCGTTTCCTCCTCCTTTCCGAAGCCGGTGACGAGGATGCCCGTGCCGCCGTGCGCGGCATGAGTGACGACGAGGTGACGGTGCGTCTCCGCGAGCGCGGCATCGCCCTCCAGCTCTCCGGCGACGGCGGCTGTCCCTCTGCGGGGCGTGAGGGCTGTGACGGTGTCCCGGACTGTGCCGGCGATGCGGATGCCGTTGCGGATGCCGTCGCGGACATGTCTGCGGAGCTTCCTTTCGAGCCGTATGACGATGCCGTCGCCGGGGCGGCTGAGGCGGCTGTGGCCGAAAAAAAAAAGACCATGCTGAAGATGCGGTGCTGACTCCCGCCGGTGCTGACGAGGAGGCCGAGGAGCTGCGGCGTGTCATGGAGGCGGAGGACGGCCTGTCGTGCTATGACGACGGCATAGAGGCCCTTCTGATGCCTTACGAGAACCCCAACGACATGCTTGAGGAGAGCCAGAAGACGCTTCCTTTGGCGGAGCGCATGGCCATCGCGAGACGCAAGTATGTCGTCACTAAGGAGCTGATGATAAGGCGTGTGCGCCGCGGCACGAGCTGCATCAACGAGCGGGGTGAGGAGGAGCGTATAGAGACCGTCCTCACTCCCCAGAAGATGCGTGAGGAGCACGAGCGTCTGCGCCGCGAGGCTTTCCGCAGGGGTGCCGCCAAGCGTGTCGAGGCTGCCCGTCTGCGCAAGGTGGCGGAGCTTGAGGCGCGGGGTGAGCAGATACCGTCGTCGCTTCATCCTAAACGCCGCGGACGCCCCCGCATGTCGGATGCCGAGAAGGCCGCCGCCAAGGCCGCCCGTGAAGCCGCCCGCAAGGACGGTGCCTGATTGTTATTGACAGATAATAAAAACAGAATCATGGAGAATGTGATAAAGATTGAGTTGTGCGGCGGCAGGATGCCGGAGAAGGCTCATGCCGATGACGCCGCCTTTGATGTGTTCGCCAGTGCGGACACGGAGCTGACGCCCTTTTCCCGTGTCGCCGTGCCTTTGGGTTTCAGGATTGCCCTTCCTCCGCACCTTGCGGCACTGGTGCAGTCCCGCAGCGGCATGGCCCTGCGCGGCATGGTCGTCCGCGGCCGCACCGGCACCGGTGAGGCGGAGATAAGGGTGGACGCCGATGTGCAGACCGGGCTTATCGACAGCGGCTTCACGGGTGAGGTCCACGCCATCCTGCATGTCCGCGGCGGCAGTCTTGCCGAGTGCGGTGCGTTGAAGACCAACGGCGTGTATGTCAAGGCCGGCACGAAGATAGCGCAGATGCGTATCGTCTATGTGCCTCGTGTCTCTCTTGTGGAGGGCGTGGTGCCGAAGGACACCGTGCGCGGCGACGGCGGTTTCAACTCTACTGGCGTATGAGCGGCGGGTGGTGTTACATAGGGATAGACCCCGGTGCTTCCGGCGGCATCGCCGTGCTTGACGGCGACGGTGGCGTGGTGGAGTGTTCCGTCATGCCGGAGACCCCGATGGACATACTTTTCCTGCTTCGCCGTTACGACCCTTCCTCGAGTGTCTGCGTCCTTGAGGATGTGGGGCAGGGCATGCCCGGCCAGTCGTCGTCCGCCACGGCGAAGTTCGCGAGGCACAACGGCCACCTGGAGATGGCCTTGCTTGCCCTTGGCATAAGGACGGTGAAGGTGCGCCCGCAGAAGTGGGAGCGGACATACGCCCTGGGCAAGAGTTCCTCTTTCGGCAAGAGCGAATGGAAGCGGAGGCTGAAGGAACGTGCCCAGATGCTTTTTCCGCAGCTTGGCAGGAAAGTGACCCTCAAGACCTGCGACGCCCTGCTTATAGCTGAGTACTGCCGCAGGACAGAAAGAACATAACTAACATAAAATCATAGTATTATGGCAAAAGTAGCGACAAAGAAGAATGTTGATAACTCCTTGGGCAACTATTTCGAGGTGAAGCGCAAGGACATTACCTATGTGGCCGATTTCGGCCGTTTCGAGGTTGTGGTGTGCAAGGGTGGCGTGATATTCCGCACGCATCTTGGCTTCATGCTGTGGTGTACGCCGTGGGTTGTTGCGATGGATGGTTCTTCCGGCCGTTCGAGCCTTTACGAATGGCTCACAAACCTTGCGGCGATGAAGAAAGAGTGTGAAGGGAAAGAGACGCTTCCTTACCCTGGAATGGATGACAGTTCTATCACTTATGCAGATATGCTTGACAGCATGGTCATGATTACGGAGTCGAATTTGACGCATCCTACCGTCGCCTTCGTCGATCTGGATGAAGCTTCGCGTTTCGCCAAGCAGTACATCAACTGGCTCATATCCAAGACCAAGGAGCTTGACGCTGCCATGTCCGCCCCTGTCGCCGACGAGAGCGAGGAGGACTTGCGCAGGAACTTCGAGCACGGGCAGGCTGCCGTCATGGCCGAGGTTGCCGCTGCCGCTCTCAAGGAATCGGCTGAGGCTGTGGAGGGTGCGTGATGGAAAAGGGACCTATTACAGATTTGTCTTCCCGTGACATCTTCTTCATCTACGACTTCGCCCGTCTGCGCAACTGGCGTCTGGTGCGTATGGGTGACAGTGAGGGTGTTGTGCGCGAGGGGATTTTTGTCCCGTTCTTCGGCAACGGCATCATGCTGAGCGAGAAGCGCGACCAGATAGTGCAGGCCATGTATCTGTCGCAGGAGACGGTGAAGAAGCTTGGTTTCAAGAACTATGCCCCCATGATTACCAGGGAGGCACACGCGCAGATGGTGGAGCAGGGTCTTATCGAGCCTGATGTGAAGCCTTGGGCGCGTCCGTGTCTCGGTGTGAAGATGAACAGCTGGCGCAGGGGCAAGAAGAAAGGGTAGCTTATGGTAGGAGAGAAGACGATGTTGGACATAGAGCGTGCCGTATGCTCGGCTGTCAGTGATGTCATGGTTTCCGTTTCGCGTCCTCCCGTCGGTGTGGCGGAGCTGTACTGCGGCAAGAAGAACGTGCCGTTGGGCAGGGTGGTGTCCCGCAACTTCTGCTTTCACCTGATGCACAGTCATTACGGTTTCTCCTACACAGTCATAGCGCAGCGTTCCGGTATGAATGTGAGCAGTGTCATGCGTTGTGTGCGCAAGTACCATCATCTGGTTCACGGCGATGCCCTTTACCGTCGTGTCTATGAGCATCTGAAGGAAGGGGGATACTATGACTGGTGACTTGCTTTCGTTCAAGCGCAATGCGCTGCGTCTGGGTCTCTGCGACGAGTACCGCCGCCGTTGGGATGCGTGCCGCACCCGCCGCGAGCTTGTGGACATGGCTCTTGACAGCAACGGCATCGAGTTCGTGGCCGATTCCCTTGCCTTCGGCTGGGGTCTTGACATCGCTTGCGTCAAGTCCCGTTTCGGCGACTTCATCAACGGCGGTTATGTGCGGTGTGGCGACGGCTACACGAGCGAGCTTTACGTTGATGGCGGCGGTGTCCTTACGCTTCGCAGCACGCTTACCCTTCTGTGCCGCTGCCGTCTCGACATTGATGTCCCTGCGGGCTTTGTAAGCCGTGTGTATGTCTGCGGCGGCCGTGCCGTCCTTCACGGCGGCGGCCGTGTGGAGGCTATTGTTTACGGTGACGGTGTCCTGTCGTGCGGTGGGGACTGGCACGGCACGCTTTCCCGTTCGGATGTGCCGTCGAGCCGTTTTGTGCGTGGCGCATGAAAAAAGGGTGGTTCACGAAAGAGCCACCCTTTTTGCCGTTTTCCGTCACCTTATGGTCAAGGTGCCGTTTATGTATTTCCATGTGTAGTCCGCCAGGGCCTCGACGCATCCGTTGAACCCTTTCTTGAACTCTTCCGCCTCTTCGTAGTAGTCGGTGTCGCTGAATGCCGCCATTGCGCTTTGTCTTGCCTTCATGAGTGCTTCGACGGCGTCGTTTATGTTTTGTCTAACCATTGTTTGCCTCCGTTTCCTTCATGTTGTTTGTCACTACCGACAGCAGGTCCTTGAACTTCGACACATACCATCTCGGCTGTGTCTCTTTGGGGTTGTGCGGCGAGACTCCGTTCTCTCCGTAGTAGAGTCCTTTCTTCGTTATGCACTTGAATGTCTTCCGCATTTCTTTCGCCGCCGTTCTTTCCATTTCGGCGAGAAAGCCCTGCTGTACGAGCATCCTGTTGAATGCCAGTGCCGACATCTTCGCCCCGCATTCCTTGAGCAGCTGGCTTGCCGCCGCCGTAGCGTCCGGTGTCTTCACATAGTCGGGTGTCGGCAGTCCGAGCGGGTCGGCTATGGACTTTGCTATGGCGAGCTTTGAGGCTTCGCTCAGGTTGAGTGTCTTTATTACCCATGACGCCACCTTCATCTTGGCGTTCAGCAGCTGGCTTGTGTTCTGTTTGGGTTTGCCGGTGCAGTACCGTCCCGTCTTGCGGATAGAGGGCAGGACTTCGCCACAAACCCAATCTTGGAAAGCTTCGGCTTCTGTCTTGCGGCTCTGAAAGATACACTTGTACAGGTTTGGTTCGGTGATAAAGTTCATCGCAACAACTTGTTTGCTTGTCTTGCCGTGTTGATTGGTGGTTGTGGAGACCCCCTCATTACTAATGACCCCGTCTTTGCGAAGTCTTGTTTTTACTTGACTTGGATTTCCAAGGTCAAGAGCCTTGCACACATCTGCAAGGCAGAACAAAGGTTCACCACTTGCACTTATGGAAGTGCGGATTTGCCCAAACTGGGCATTCTCGAAAATTTTAACAGCGTTCATTACAGATATATTTTGAACGTTAAACAAATATCGGGTTGATACAAAAAAAGATGTACCGCTACCCTCGTTCAATGCCTATCTGTGGAAAGCACGGATGCACCATTACAATGCAGCCAAGGGGCGATACACCAAAATATTAAATTGGATGTGCCTAATCTCCGTAAAATAGCGAGCACAAAAAATGCCCCACCGTTTGTGGCAGAGCTTCCAAACTCGCCACAGATATTTATTGAACATTGCAAAGGTAGAACGATTCTTTCAGATAACATCATGTTTGACGGACTTTAACATTGCTTTAACATCTGACGCATGGTTTTCTTTCGTATTGAGGGGGTAGTGGACTAAGCCTTACTGGGCCTTTCTACGCCTTGGGGGAAACTTAGAGGGTAGGCCTTGCTGGGTGTGTCTTTAACAAAACTTTAACACTTCAAGGAAAAGGCCGCCACACCTTGAACGGTATGACAGCCTTGCCTAACAATATGAAAACCAAGCGTTTTAAGCCTTTTTGTATGCGTCTGCGGTAAATTCCACACATCGGACGGGAAAACGCCACAGACGCGAAGGAAACGGCATTGTGGCTCAATCCATGAACACTTTGATGCCGTTTCTTCCGAGCCGGTGTCCCGTCTTCGTGCAGCTGCTTATGGTGTCTCGGATTTCCGTGAGCAGTGTGGTGTGGACTTGCAGTTCGAGCAGGACGGGGTTTGATGTGCTTTCCTGCGTGATGGCACCGGCGGCTGTTCCGAGCCGCTGTATGAGTGTGTCGCGTATGATTCTGATGTCGGACTGTGACTGTGCGACATAGAATCGCAGTGAGTTGAGGACTGATTCGAGAGCCTGCCCCGTGCTTTCCGTTATGGACTGTATGCCCTGCTGCAATGCCGAAAGGCTCTTTGACGCCGTAGGGCTGACGCCCAGCAGTTCCATGAAGTTGGAGAGGTACTTGTCGTATGCTTCAAGGTTGGTTTTCTTGAGCTTTTCGAGATGAGCTATCTCTTCCTTCGTGATGTCGAGTCCGTTGTTTGCTCCGTCGCTGTCTTCCGACACTGCCTTGTCGAACGCTTTGAGTATTGGTCGTATGAAGCGTTCCGTGGCACGCTGTGCGACCTGCTTCTTGAGCATGTTGTTGAAGTACTCGTCGAATTTGTCGTTGAGTGCTTCAAGCGAGTCGCTTCCTTCGTTGAAGGCGTCCACCCACGCATCGGCGAATGCCTGTGCCGCCGACTTGTAGTTGGCTTCCGAGCCGAACCCTCCGAGTTCTTCCGTCATGGTCCGCCGCAGTTCCTTTATGGTGTCGTCGATGGACTGCATCTGCTGCTGCCAGTCCTGTATCTTGCCTTCGTCCGGCTTTTTCCGTTTCTGTTCGGCGGCAATCATGGCAGCGTATGCCGCCTGTTCCTTTTCGAGTTCCTTCACGGACTTGTCGTGGTAGTTGAGCAGCCGTTCCACGGAGAAGGCGTCGTCCATGGACTTCTTCAGTCCGTCGTAGGCGTTCTGCAATGAGTTTATCGCCCTCTGCTGCCGTTCTATCTCCTTGTCTATCCCGCTTTCGTCGGTGAATATCTTGACGACGCTTGTCATGAATGACAGTCCGCCCTGTATGGCTCCCACGATGTTGCCGCTCATTGCTGCCCCGACCGTCTCTCCGAGGCTTGAGAACGACTCCACGATGTTCTGTGTCTGTGTGTCGGTGACTCCGAGTGCCGACAAGAGTCCGTTGATGCCGTTGCCGAGTGTGGAGACTATCTGTGTTATTGCCGACACGGTGCTTTTAAGGGTGTTCTTTGCCTTTGCTTCCGCATCTATGAGGCTGCCGAGTTTGTCAATCTGTTCGTCGGTGAGATTGAGTTGCTTCTGCTTTGCCTTGAGTTGGTTGCGCAGATATGGCAGCACTGCCTTGGCCGCCGCTCCCACGGCTTTTTCGCTCTTTGCCAGGTCTTCGTTGAGGTCTATCTGGCGTTGTATCTCCTTAGTCTCTTCCTTGAGGGTCTGCTGCTGGTCGCTGAGTGTGACATACCTGTCCACTCCTCCGAGTGCTTCCAGCTCCTTGCGTGCCTTCTTGAGGTCGTCAATCCCTTGTATTATGGCTTTGAACGGGTTCCGTCCGCTCTTCACCTCCTGTACCTTCTGCAACTGCTGTGCCACGGCCTTGAGCTGTGCGGGGTCGAGGTCTTTGAGTCCGTCGCGCATCGACTGTAGCTTTTTTTCCATTGCGGAGAGCACCTTTGACGAGGCATGTTCAAGATTCTCGAAGAGCCGGACATACATGTCGGAGTTTTGGAAGTCCTTCCATGTGTTCGCCGCGCTCTTTGCCCTGTACTGCTTTTCGAGGTTGCGCAGGTATTCCTGCTGCGTGTCGTTGTCGGCAACGTTGTCCATGATTTTCCTCTTCTGCTCGATATGCCACTTTTCGAGCTGTAGCTGTTCGGAGAGCTGTGTCTTGTATGCCTTCGTGAGTTCCAGGAAGGTGTCAATCGTCTCCTGCTTCTGTTTCTCCTGCATCTTGGTCTTTGCGTCAAGATACTGCTTGTATATTTCTTTTCCGGACTGTGACATCTTTTCCTCCGTGCGTGTGAGGTCGTCGTTGTACTTCTGCACGGTTTCCTCGCTCCATTTGTCTATGTCTTCTCCGTGTTTCGCCGAGTACGCCCTGAATATGTACCTGTTGAACTCGTCGTTGATGCTGTCGCCCAGTTCCTGGAACGACTTGGTGATGTCCCCGTACATTCCCTTTATGAGTTCGTCGGCTACGCCGGCGTCTTTCAGTTTTCGGTACAGCTGCATCTGTGAGAAGGCTTCTTCCACGTTTCTTGAGATGTCGTCCTTGAGTTCGTTGTATTCGTTGTCGGAAATCTCGAAGCTGATGTCCGCCACCATTCTCATTGTCTTTCCTCTCTTGCTCCGGTCTTTTATCTGCCGTGCCAGTTCCGTGAGTCTTTTCTGTACCGACTCGTTGTCGGGCAGTATGTCTTGTGCTTTCCATCCCACATCCTCTGCCGCTTCCTTGAAGTAGCTGCGTGTCTTTGCGAGTGCCGTTTCCTTAGTCTCCGTCTTTAAGAGTTCGTTGTATTTCTTGCGCATGTCTTCAAGCAGCGAGATGCGTTCCTGAAGGATGTCGCGTTTCTCTTTTGCGGCTTTCTTGTCAGTCTCTCCGAGAGCGTTCGCATCATCTCGGCTTACCCTCAAGTATTCCTGTACCACGCGTTTTATCTCCGCCGTTGCCACTTTGTCGCCCTTTTTCACCGTTTTGTAAGGTCCTTTACGCGTATTGAGCAGAGATGCTATCTTGTCGTCAGCCGTTATTGTCTTGGCATTGCGCATTATCGCCCCCCAATGGTCAAGGACCTTTTGGGCGTAGTCTGCGGCTTCTTTTGCATCCTTTCCCCTGTCTATCATGTCGTCAAGCCATACCTTGACGGAATCAGGTCTTGTGACATCCACGGATATTGAGTATGTCTTGTCGCTGAGTGCTTTTTTTAGGTAGTCGTCCACCCATGAAACCTCTTTCTCGAATTTCTTTTGGTTTATGTGGATGTTGATTCCAAACTCCTGATAGGCGAGTTCGCGCGAATACTGGTCCCAGTCTCTCTCTGCCGCTATTCTGTCGATAGTCGCCTTGATGCGTATCGGGTCGTTGTTGTATTTCTTTTTAAGGTCTCCGAATACGCTTCTAAGGTCTTTTCTTACATTCTCCGATGCCGACTTGAGGTCGCTGAAACTGCTGGTAGTGTCTTTGACATAATCTTTAGCGTCTTTGAGCCATCCCGGTGTATAGTTCAGTCCTTTGCTTTCTATTTGTGATATTTGCATTATAGCCTCGTACATACGAGTATAGTAATGCAGATTGGATTCTCCGTCTTTCTGTCCCTTCCTTATCTCGTCGAAATACTTTTTTGTTGCCGCCGTGGCTTTGTCGTAATTGGCATTGATTTTTGCCATCGCGAGGTCAAGATTGTTCGTTTGCGCAAGAAAATCCACCGCCGCCTTCCTGTAATCGCTAATATTATCGTCAAGTCCGTCAGTGAACCATGTGTTCCACTTGTCGTTTCTGGCATAGTTTTCTTGTATTCTCAGAATTTCGTCGTTGAAGTCCTTGTATTTTTTCTCTACCTCTTTGAATGTCGCGTCAAGGTCGCTGTCCTTTACCTCCTTCACATCAATTTTGAATTCAAGTCCGTTTTTCCCCGCGGTGTCGATAAGTTTTTGGAGAGTGGCCCGTTTGTCGGCGAGGTTATCTGCCAAATCATTGCCTTTAGTGTTTCCTGCGGCCTTTTTCGCTGCGTTGGCGAGGCTATTGTACTTGGCGGCGAGTTCTGCTATGCTTCCTTTTGTCTTTATGGATTCCTCCCGTGCCTTTCGGATTTTGTCTGCATAGTCGTTTACCGTTCCGATAACGCTCATTATCGCTTCAAGTGCGGCGAACACCAAAAGTCCTTTAAATGCCACCTTCATGGTGTTTCCCAAGAGTTTGAGCCCTTTTGACAGTGAGACCACCGCCGCCCATGTCGCTTTCATTGTCGCTCCGAGTCCGGATGCGTTTACGATAGCTGCCCCTAATGTCGTCTTCAACAGCATGCTTCGTATCGCTAATGTCGTAATCATGGCCGTGACAGCCTTGATAACTTCGGCTATCGCCTCCCAGTGTTCCAGGAGTGCTGTCGCTGTGGAGATTGCCCCTTTGAGCACCCCTTCGTTGGATTTTCCTATATCGTTGAGCATCACATCGAAGGCGTCGTGCATTTTCTGCAACATACCGTAGAGTGTGTTTGCCTGCACCTCCTGCATGTTGTAGAACATTCCGCCCTTGTCCGTCATTCTCTGGAAGATGGCTTCCACATCCTCGAACTTCACCATGCGCTTTGAAATCATATCCACGATTTGCGCCGTGGTGTATGCCTCTCCCTTTACCTCCTTGAAGTATTCCTGGAGCTCTCCGTACATGTTCACTCCCGCTTCCGTGAACTGTCTCACTTCCGAGCCTCTGAGGTATGCGGCCGCCTTCACCTGTCCGTAGGCGAGGATGAGTCGTCCCATATCGACGCCGAGACCCGCGGAGACATCGGCGAGCCGTTTTGTTGTGTCGAAGAGTTTGTCTGTTTCAATACGATATGCGGCGAGCTGTCTTGTGTAGTTCACCAGGTCCTTGATGCGGAACGGCGACTTGATGGCGAGTTCCACCGTTTTGTTGAATATCTCGTCGGCTTTCGGCTTTATCTGTATGATGGATTCAAGCGAACGCTGTGCAAGCTCGAACTGGCCTCTTACTTCTGCAATTTGTTCTATCATACTCTTTGCCGAATTTAATGTAAACATCACCGCCATGCGTTGCATGAGGCGTGTTACATATCCTGCGAGGTAGGATGTCTTCGTTGCCAGTTCCTGCGTGTTTGCCTTTGCGTCATTGAGGTTCTTGTTGTGTTGCCGTATTGCTGCGTTGAGCGCATCGAGTTTTGTCTTGTAGTCGGAGTCGGTCTGCGACAGCTTTCGCTTTGCCGCTTCCAGATACTCCACCGCCTTTGCCTGTCTGTTCAGTGTGTTTGCCGTGGCGGAGAAGTCGAGAGCACCTTGGTATGTGGTGTTTTTGGCGTAGTTCTTTTCCTTGTATGCCGCCGCCGTTCTTGCCGCCGCCGCCCTCTGTTTGGCGTTGAACGACATTTCCGCACTCGCCATTCTGTCAAGAGCCTTCTGGAAAGCCACGGCACGCTCGTTGTACATCTGTTCCTGGAACTTGAGTTCGTCCTGCAATGACTTCTTGCGTTTCACCAAATCGTCCTGTTCGGTCTGTGTGAGTCCATATGACTTGTCTTTAAGGATGCTGTTTATCGCCGTAATCTCCTCTTTCAGTCCTGCGATGTTCATCCCGCTTTTGTTCTGCATGGCAGTTTGCAGACGCTCGAATGCCATTGCCGCCTGCATGATTCCGCTTGTCCCCGCGCCTTTCATGTTTGACAGTTGCAATGCCATCTGCTGAATGCTCTGTGTGGCCTGTGTGATGTTTCCGTTCATGCTTCCCGCACTTGCTCCGATGTTGCCAAGTGCTGCGCTTGCATTCGCCGACGAAGTGCCTATCACTCCGAGTTTGGCTATGACCTTGTCGAGAGCTTCGATGAACGGGTCTGTACCTCTCGCCATGTCAAGGAATGACTTCTTCACCACAGCGGCAGTTTCATTTGAACGTTTCTGTATGTCGGCGATTCTGTCGTCTGTCTCTTTTATCTTCTTTAAGGCCGCTTCCGGTATCTCAAGGATGCCGCCTATCGCTTGGTTTGGCATATTGTTGTGTTTTTTTGGATGAATTAAATGGGATTTGTCATACTATCGGAATGCCGAGGTCGCTGAGGTTCTTGAGGTCGTCCTCGCTGTTGATGTCCACGGCTCCCGCCTGGTTCCCGTTTTCTTTGTCAGACAGATACTCTATGTGTGTGAAATCCATAGAAGCGAGTCTGACCTGTGGCACAGTCATGTGCCATTTGTATTCTTCTTGCGAGCACCATGTGTTTGCGCGTAGGAAGTCGATCATCTGCCCGTACTCTGTCCTTGAAGGGACAATTCTGCTGCTTGTGTCTTCCTTTCCAGTGCCTGGTTTCGTATGGTCTGAATCACATTGGTACTCGCGAAAAAAAAAATCCACATCGAGGAGGTTCAGTATCTCTACGAGAAGTGTAGTCCACCCTTCCGTGTTGCAGTCTCCCCAAAGCATCTGCTCATATACCGTCTGATACTCGTCGGAGTAGATTCTGTCTTTGTCGTTGAGCAATGCGAGTGTGATAACCCTCGCCACGGACGGTATGTTGGATGCCATTTCCTTTATGACATCCCCCATGGAAAGGTTTTCTCCTTTTGTGATTTTGCACGCTTCTTCCGCTATAAGCCATTGAGTGCCGGGCTTCAGTGCGTTTATCCTCCATTCTGTGCCTTTCAGTTTCACTATGGTAGGCGAGTCGTTCATTATCTGTGCGAGCCGTTCCATCGCTGCGTCGGAAAGCGGTGATGAGGGTGTCACGGCCGGCTTTTGTGGCACTTCCTGCTTATCGGTCTTTTTCTTTTTCGCTCTATATACTGCCATTATGTTTATCCTTTAATTGTTTTTACTGTTCCTCCGTATTTCGCGGATATGTTCTGTAACTTGTTGATAGACATTGATATAACCTTATACGAGTGTCGTAGGTTTCCGCCTCCGGCCTCAAGCACTGCGGCGTATGGCATCGCCGCTGCAATGACGAGTGCGATGCTTCCTTTCGGCGAAGCCCGGTTGTTGAGGAAGTCTTTTATCTCCTTCCTTCCTTTCACTGTCTGTCCGTACCATTTCCTTGCCGTCGAAGCCTCCGGTGTTGCAGACAGATAGCCGGAGCGTATGAGTCTGCCCTTGTCGTAGATTCCATATCCGTAGGAGTCGTAGAGGTTTTTCGACCGATGCTGGTAGGTGCGTTCCTCGACACATTCCTGCAATATGCGCCGTGCGTCCCTTTCAAGGCCTTCTATGATGCCTTTCCTTGCCTGTTCGAGTAGTGTGGTCATGTCTTTCAAACGGAAAAAGAGGACGGACGGAACAAATGCCGCCGCCCTCTTTGGATTTATATAGTCAAGAAGCCGCTTTCACATGCGGTCATGCCGGCATGGTGTAGTTTTCGTCGATGTAGTACGGTGTGGAGATGGTCTTTTGCGTACCGCTTGCCCCTATCTTGAACGATGCGAGCTGTGCCGTACCCGCAAGTGCGATTTTGCCGATGTTTGTGTTCAGGGACTCCATTACAACCTTCGAGTTGAGCTGCAACTTCGGTACTACCACCGCCTTGGTTCCGAAGACCACATCTATCTTTGCGTACTTTGTCTTGTATGCGGACGGTGCAAACACCTTCTTCGTTGTCTCGTCGTAGGTGAAGTCGCAGAGAGCCACGAGAAGATCTTTCTGTGTGTCCGCCACCTCTGCCGCGAATTGGTATTTGCCCGCTTGCACCACGGAGAGGATAGGAGTGTCGGAAGTCTCTCGCTCGATGTCGTTCGTTTCGTTGTCGTCCTGTGCGATGCTTGTGGTGTCGCGGATGACATCGTCAAGGACGAAGGTGTCGCCCTTTGGTGTGTCGTCGGTCTCGCTTCCTGCGAAAAGAGTAACCACGATAGCGTCTGGTTTCACGAGCTTTACAGCTCCCGCACCTGTATTTGTTTTTGCCATAATCTTTTGTGTTTTAATGTGTTATACTGTTTATTTTACTAATACTGACACTGAAATGATATTGAAGTGAAACTGTCTGTTGGCATCGAACCCGCAATCACGGTACAACTCGTTGATGACATAATCGTCGTCCTTTGATTCCTTGATGATGTCGTCAAGTATGCCCTCCATGCGGTCGAGAGTCTTCACATCCTTTCTCGGCGGGCTACCTTTCGGACGGGTGTACATGTAGATGTTGGCGTATCCTGACGAGAAGCCGCCGTAGTCACGTTGCTGCCCGACATCCACATTGACGAAGTCGCCCCATTCCTTATCAGTAGTCGGAGGCAGTTCGCCAATGATGATGTTGTCGGAGAGTCCCTTCTTCGCGAGAAGCATAGAAAAGAAGTTCTCTATCCGTGACAGTCTGCGTTGTTTTCTCTGTGTCATAATGTTATCCTGAAAGTCCTTTACCTTTTTCGGCTAAATGTCCGTGCCTTTGATGTACGCCGCACATCCGTGCAGTTTTGTCGGTTCTACGCCTATGACCATTCCGTCCACCGCCATTCCGTACATGCTGCCTCTGAACCTCACTCCCACCTTGAGTCCGTCCGGTATGTACTCCGTTCCGTCCTCCTTTTGCGGCATCGGGAAGTAGATGTTGTACCCAAGCGACACCACGCCGGAATTGAACAGTTTGTCGGCTTTCTGTATGTCGCATTTGGTGGTGTATATCACCACCTCCTGCGTCTCTCTCTCTCCGAGCAGGTCGCCGTCTTCGGGGATTTTGTCTTCCGTCTTGTAGAATACCCCGTCGTACTCATACTCGGACATTGCGTTTCTGTCGGTGTACATGTCTGTCAATAGTTTTCTTCAATCCATTTCATTTCTCCGCCTGTCTCGTCAAGAGTCTGCATTTTTCCGGTCTCGTCATACTTCCCGTAGAGTCTGCGCAGCTCCGCCTTTATGCACTCCAATGATGCAGCCGAGACTGCCTGCGCCCCGACAGTGAGAGAGTATGAGCCGTGCTGACTTGTTGATGAGGCTGTCTGTGTTGGGCCGAACACTATCGTCTCGAGCAATGCCATGCGGCATCTGTCGCATTCCTCCTCTCCGATGTCAGCGTATGACTTCACCTCTGCCACTCCGCACTCTATCGCCACGCGTTTCAGCACAGCCTTGTCGAAGATGAAATTGGTGAGTCCGCTAAGCCATTCTATTATGTCGAACTTTATCTGAGTCATAGCAAAAGAAATGAAATGTCATTACAGTGTCAGTTTTGTCTTTTTTATGCTGCCTGGCTTATATCCACCACGACATTGTCGATGAAGTGTATAAGTGCCGGGCATGCCGACATGAGCACATCGGTGTGCCACTCCTTGAAGCGTCCGTCCGGCACGATTGAATTCCGCACCGTAATTAGTCCTCTCTCGTAAGAGCCGTACACGCTTTCGATGAGGTTGTTGGAGAAGTTGGCGTCCATTTCCCTGTCGAGCACATTCGTATGTACGAACTCCACGGCGTCGCCAGCCGGTCGGAGAACCACCTTGTTGTCGTCCCATCCGTTTATGAAGCCGTCGCCGCTGTTTGTCTTGTTGCGCTCTCGCTCGACTACGATTTCGATAGGCGAGATGCCCTGGAAGTCGGTAAACGCCTGTCTGAACTCGTCCTCCGTGATTCTCATGCCCTCTGTCGATGCGATGTAGTGCAGCTTGCGGTAGTCCATGACGAGTTCCTTCACTTCCGCGTTCTGAAGGAACACGTTGAAGAAGGTCTTTCTTGTCATCTGCCATACGAGAGGGATTTCCGTGGCACCACGTTTTGTGCGGTAGTCCTCTTCGATTTTCTGCATCTGCGAAAGGATTTTACATGTCGGGTCGGTCCATGCCTTTTCTCCCGCCTTGATGAAGTTCTCTTTCGGGATGATGTTGCTCATCATCACGCCGTGTATGCCTCGTCCTATCTTCGACCAGTCGATACCTCCGGTTGTGATGAGCTGTGCAGTCATGTTGTTGAGGGTCGCGAAAGCGGAGTCAAGCTGTGTCTGTAGCTTCAGTTTCCATCTTCCGAGGATGTCGCTGTCGTTTCCAAGCTGTTCGATGAGGTCCATGCGCTGTTTTCTCTCCGTCGCCTTCTCGACCCATCCCGGTGCGCTGAAGTCTGGTATGGTTGCGGTGTACTTCTGTTCGCCTGGTCCGTCGAGCTGGTTGGTGTCCGCAAGCGGTGCTCTCCAGTCCATGAGCGGTGCCGCCTCCGCCTTTCTGTTGTAGCATGAGAATGCCGCCACGCCGTGTGCGTCGGTCGGGATGAACTCTGGCGACACGCTTCCCTGTGTCTTCCACCATCCGTAGTTGGTGAAGAAGATGTCGCTCTGGTCGAGCAGTGACTGAAGCACCTTGCTTCCGTCCTTAGCCCAGAGCTTGTTGTAAATACATGCGTTAATATCTATTTTTGCCATAATATGAAACTATCTTTTTGTTAGACAATCATTTAGAGTGAGAACCATCCTTCCCACTTCGATGTGTTCGCGGCCTTTACCGCAGGAGGTATCGGCGACATCTTGCTCATGATGAGCAGACAGTCGGGTCCTGCGAGGCACGGTGTCATCATGTATCGTGCGTCGTTGGAGTTCTCTGTCAGAGCCGGGTCGAACAGGAAGTCATAGTCGCACGGTGCGAAAGCGTTTGGGTTTGTCACCATTGCCTTCTTGCCTGCGCCGGCTTCTGCCGCCTCGACAAGGACTTTTCCTTTTGTGATGGCTCCGAGAGCTGCCGAGAGAGAAAGTTTCCAGACTTCCTTGCCTTCGTTGGTGGTCGCTTCGACGGCTGTTACTGTGACAGCCGTGCCTGTGGCATCAAGCGTGTCGGGTGCCACCATGATGTTGTCGCCCACGAAGGGTATGTGTCTGAAACCGTCTCTTACGATATAGACAGTCTTTGCCGATTCCGTCACTGCTGCCGCCACCTCGTATGACTTGAGGATTTTCACTGTGGATGAATCCTTCTCCGCATCCGGTGTGACAAACTCGATAAGGTCTCCTGCGAAGATTTTCGCCCGTCCCTTGAACGGATTTTTGAGAATGCCTCCGATAGGCGGGAATCTCAATGCGTTCTTGATACCGGCGAACTTGACAAAGACGGACTTCCATCCGCCAGTCTCGCCAGTCGCCTGAATCATCGTTCTTCCATTGAACGACCCTGCGGCGGTTGCCTGTACTTCATAGAAATTGCTCATTCTTTTTTTTGTTTTTTTAGTTATCCTTACTTTTTGAAACTGTCGTTACTCTGACTTGTTGATTTTCAGTGCTTTGCGCAGGCCGTCCCACATTTTGTCATTCACTTCATCATCACCTTCCGTTCCCGTTGTTCCGGGAGTCACAAGTCCTGACTTGGAGCGTGAGAGGTTGTAGATGTCGAGAGCGTCGGCAGTTTCCTTCTCAATGTCAGTCTCAGGAGTCAGTGCGAGTTTTTCGATGTACTTCTGCGTCCATTTTCCATCTTTAATGCCTTTCTCCTTGAACTTTGCCTGAAGTTCGTTGCGTTTCGCCGAGACGAGTTTCTCGTTTTCTGCAAGAGTGTTTTTTTCTTCGAGCGTTGCAATCCTTTCCAGCAGTTTCTTCATTTCCTCCGAGGATTCCCCTTCAGTGACTTTTCCCTCACCGGTCTTTTCCGGGTGCTCTTCCTTCCACTTCTTGATGAAGTCGGCGTTGTCCTTTTCGTAGTTGCCGTTCAGTGACACATACTGCGACAGGACTTTTCCCACGAGTTCGTCAAGTTCCGTCTCTTCGTTCGCCAGAAGCTCGTAGTGGGAATCACTAAGGCTTCTCATTGTCTTCTCACTGACGGAAAGGTGTTTTCCGTTTTCTGTGAGTTTTTCTTTTAGGGCATCTAAAAGCTGTTGTTTTGTAAACTTCATATTTCGTTGATTTTAAATTAACACAGGCAAAAGTAAGAGGTTAAAAGGTTGTCGGCAAGAAAGCGGCGAACTGTATTTGACATGTGTCCAATAAAGTCTGTTGCAATTCATTACAAAGTAGTGTTGATGCGATACTTTTGCAGTATGGCAGATAGTAACGGCGACATAACGATAAAACCGCAGGAAGGTTTTCAGACCTCCTTCGTGCAGGCGAATGCAAACATTGTGTTCGGCGGCGGAATCCTTGCTGCCGGCAAATCGTTCGCTCTTGTCCTCGCTATGGCCGAGCCGTTGATGACCGACCCCGACTTCCGTGCGATGATAAGCCGCCGCAGTCTCGGCAACCAGAAGGCCGGTGGCGGTTTTGTCGAGAAGTTCAAGCAGATTTTCGGTGCTGACTATATACGGGTGAAGGAAAGTGACAGTCCGCGTGTGTCGTTTCCCAACGGTTCTTTCTGCGACCTCACCTATCTTGACGACACGAATATGGACAAGTTGCGTGAGCGTGCCAAGGGCTGGGAGTATGACATGATAGCCATTGACGAGCTTACGGAGATGTCGTGGGAGGCGTTTTCGTATGTCATTACCCGCAACCGAGGTCAGAGCAAGACCTTTACCGGCAAGTTCTTCGCTACCATGAACCCTAAGCGCAGCCATTGGGTGCGCACGTTCATTGATTGGTATATCGGCCTTGACGGCAAGATAATCCCCGAACGTGATGGTGTGGTGCGCTACTTCTACATTGCCGGAGCGACGGTGAAGGATGTGGTGTGGGGAGATTCCAAGCGTGAGGTATATTTGAAATGCAAGGTAGATATAGACCGCAAGCTTGCTGCCATCGGCGGCAACTTCACCTATCGTAATATAATAAAGAGCTTCGTTTTCTACCAAGGCCGTCTCAGCGAGAACAAGGGTCTGCTTTCGAGCAATGCCGACTACATAGGAAGTATTGCCGCGAGTGGTGGCAAGATGGCCCAGGCTCTTGTCGAGGGCAACTGGAATGTGGACTCCGAGGAAGATGAGAATGTGCCCATCTCCGGCGAGTGCGCCCGCAATGTCTTCGTGAATGACCCTATGCGTACCGGCGACAGATGGATTACGATAGACCTTGCGGACTACGGCACTGACAACATGGTGATGCTCGCCTGGGACGGTTTCCATGTCATAGACTGCGAGATACACCCCCATTCCACTCCGCGCGAGAATGCAGAATACGCCCGTGTGTTCAGTTGCAAGCACAACATAGGCGAGAGCCATATAATATATGATGCTGTTGCCGGACGCTACTTCAACGACTACATACCGGATGCGCAGCCGTACATGAGCAGTGCCAAGCCGATAGGTATATACTTTCCTACCGCCGTGACTCTCAAGGACTTGTGCTATCTGCGTCTGTGCAGGATGATTAACTCCAACCAATTCACCATAAGTGACGAAGTGGCCAACATGGCCTACACGCACCAGAAGATGAAGTACAGAATCACGGTGCAGAACGAGTTTCTGGAGGAATGTTCCGTTGTCCGCTTTGACCGTCTTTCCGGCGGCAAGAAGAAGCTGATGAGCAAGAAGGAGATGAACCGTCACCTTGGCAGGGGGCGTTCAATGGACTTTTTGGACCCGTGTGCCATGCGTATGTTGCCGTGTGTGAACTTGGAGTACGGCACGGAGGTGCAGGAGAGCCTTATGCTATGCGCCCGTGAGCGTGACATGGACAGGGAGAACGGTCGCAGGAATCCGTTTGCCCGTAGTATATATGACGAGACCCTTTGGGGATAAACAGGAAAGATATGATAAACAGAGAAGACATAAAAGTGGTGCTTGACAGTGTCCGTTCGGACTATCCCGCTGTGACAGCTTCGGACATCGTGTTCCTTGTGCTCTGCGACATTTTCGCCGACAAGGATTTTGCCTACCGTGTCGCTTACGGCAAGAAGGGTGACGGCACTGCGCACTGCGCCGGCAAGGACATCCAGCGAGTCCTGTCGGCATTGGAGCCGTTCGGCGTCGGTACCGTTACCGGCGAGACGATAACCAAAGAACAGAACAAGCAGGACCTTATCAAGCTGCTTGCAAGAGTCCAGAAGCTTGGCGAGGCGAAGGCTATCGACATCAAGGACGCCCTCAAGCTTGAAGGAGACCTCCGTGTGAAGCTCAACGACAAGTTCGAGATGGAGGAGAACCAGAACAACAAGCGTATAATAGTCGTGCCAAGCAAGCATGATGTGATATGCCCCCACACCAACAGGGAATGCAACTTCTGGCCGACAAAGGCCGCCTGCATGAAGCATTATAATTTAACAAGTAACGACAATGAGCAGAACAAGACAGACGATAATCAATGATTTTCTCAAGCACCCCCGCAAGATGCTTTTGAAGCGTCCGTTCACGCGTGGCAGCGACGAGATATTCATCAATGACAGCAGCGACGGTGAGTCTACGCTTTCCAATGCCGTGCGTGAGGCATGCCTTCCGGCAGTGAAGCGGCGTATTGTGAGTCAGGAGCGTTTTGCCAAGGAACTTGACCCGAACAGCCACAAGGTGCTGTTTGACGACAATATTCCGAGTATCTGCGTGATGACTAACGACGGCACATACCGGGATATAGAGTTCAAGAAGTACGGTCTGAATTTTCAGATGTGTATTCTGAAAAAGAAGACCCTGTCACTGTGCGGTAACAAGCGTGTGTTCATCCTTCACGACAGTAATCCGTCCGAAGCCTTGAAAAAGAACTTCGCCAGTCTCAAATGGCATTGGGAAGAGAGCAACCAGGACGGCATAGAATCCCGTGCTGTGAGTATTCAGCAGAGCTATGGCGATGTGGGGCTTCTCATCTATATGAATGAGAGGCACGAGGTGAAGAGCCGCATATTCTCGTATGCCGACGGTTATCAGATAATAACGCATAAGGACGACAATGGCGAGCCCCTTCTGGACTGCGTCTATTATCGTGACGGTGACGGCGTGCGTCATATTGACGCCTATGACGACAGGTTCCATTATCATTTCACGGACGGTGTCTCGGTCGCTTCGGAAAATGACGATAGCGACGGTTGGTCGTTGGTCAGTGCGGAATATCACGGTTTCAGTGAGAGTCCGCTTGTGACGAAGCGCGGTGATGTCGCCTGGAACAATGTACAGGACCTAATAGAACTTTTCGAGATAGTCTATAATGTGTTTGCCGTGATACAGAAGCGTCACGGTTGGGGAATCCTTTACATCAAGGGCAAGATCAACGAGACGGCGAAGAAGATAGCCGGTTCCATAATCCTCAACGACACTTCCATTGACGGCAAGGGAGCCGTGGAGTTCAAGAGTCCCCCGTCTCCGGAGAACATGCTGGAATTTCTCCAAAGCATTCTTGACCTGATACAGATAGGTTGCGGGTGTACGTTCATCCTCCCCAAGGATGTGAAGTCGAGCGGTGACATCAGCGGTCTGGCGATACAGATGACCCGTTCTCTTGACATAGAGAGTGCCGCCGACGCCGTCATTGAATGGCAGAACTTCGTCTCCAAGCACCTGCGTCTTTTCAAGGAGGGTCTGGCAAAGCAGCTTGTCTATAACGGCGACAACCCGAATGCCATAACGGAGTTTGAGCAGATGCGTGTAAGTGCGTCGTTCAAGCCGTGGCAGCCGTTTGACGAGTTCACCTACAATCAGATGTTGTGTACCCTCAAGTCTGCGGGTCTCATATCCACGAAGACCGGCATTGAGAAGAACACCGTTTCCACGCCGGATGAGGAGATGCGTCTTTCCGACGAGCTTTCGGTGAATGCGATGCCGCTTGACGAACCAATAAGCAACGAGTAGCCTATGGATGGTATGCTATACATAAAGAGGCGTGATGCCGACGGCAATGAGAGTTTCTTCCCCAACGACGGTGAGCCGGCGGTTCTTGGCACATATACATACAATGCCAAGCGTATGGGCGGTGCTCCGACGATAACGGACAGCTTCAGTTACGGCCGTTGCCTTGACAAGGAGTGGACGAAGGAGGAATTTGTGACATACGACGGCGAGGACTATTATGTATCATCGCTGCCTTCTTCCACGATAGACAACAGCAGCGGGCGTTACAAGCACGAGATAACGCTTGTCTCACGCCGTGAGGTGCTTGACAACACGCTGTTCTTTGATGTCGTTACCGACGACGCTGCCTCCCAGGACAAGGACAGATACAGAAGCAATCTGCCCAAGCTCTCCTTCGGCGGTGATGTGTATGAGTTTGTGAAGCGCATAAACAGTTCGCTCAGTTATTGCGGCCTTTACAACCCGAAAGGCGTAAGTGACACAGAGCGTGGATATTATGTCGTTGTGGACGAAGGTTACGGAAGTGACGAGGTAAAAGAACTTTCTTTTGACGGCAAGTACATTACCGAGGTTTTGCAGGAGATATACAACACCTACGGTCTGTCATACTATTGGGTCGGCAAGGTGTGTCATGTCGGTGATGTCCAGAACGACCTTACGGAAGACCCGTCGGCTACTGTGCGATACGGCCGTGACGATGCCCTGTTGTCTTTGTCCAACAACAACAGCAATGCGAAGGTCATAGACATGATAACGGGATATGGGTCTTCCGACAACATACCATATTACTATCCGAATGAGGATGAGTATGGAGAAGCCGTCTTCGATGTCGCCAACGCGCCGAAGGAGTCGGTAAGCGTTCTGTTCAGTGGCCTATGGCGTTGGAACACAGATTGTTTCGGCAAACCTATATACCTCTGCAACATGACCGGCGGTATTGCCGATGTCCGTACCGCCCTCAGTTATTCGGATGTGGAGTTGCCTATAAGCAAGGATGAGAACTTTGAATACGGTGTGCGCAATTACGACGAGACCGGCGGTTATACCACGATAAGGCGTAAGTATGCCTTTGACAAGGAGAATGGTCCAGACGGCGGCAAGTATTACAGTTCCATTGAGGACAAGATTGCTTTTTCCATCCGTGTGAAGGGCAGCTTCAAGTCGAACATAGACCTCAGCGGGTTCATCGTCAGTGGTTTGCTTTCCACGATAGACGGCAAGCAGAGCGGCGTCAATGACAGCGCATGGCTTGGTGATGTGACCTGGGAGACCACGGATTTTTATGTGGATAGCATAAAGATTATAAGTTCAGACGGCAGTGACAAGCCTACCATTCTTAAAAAAGACAGATACTCGAATTTAAGTGATTATGATTTCGTCCTTGATGAGGATTACATAATAACCTACACTGTCGGCGTTAAGTTCCGCATTTTCGATGCTTCCGGTAGGCGTTTTGATTCCGGAAAGACCCTTTCCGCCCGTTACAAGCTGACATTCGGAGGCGAGATAACATACAGGAAAGTGCCAGAACACGAGTATTACTTCAAGAGCGGAGACCTGTTGTGCGGTTACGAGAACAGCGGCATCAAAGTGGCGGACATCGCCACAGCACCCGCATCAAAAGCCAAGTATGTGTTCGGCGGCAAGGCCAGGTGGTGGTATGCCCAGACACTTAGCGGCGAGGATGTGGCCTTGTGCGTTACCGTCAGAGACCGCATTTGGATTGCGCCTACCTCCGTGCTCATGCCGAGCATCTACCGCAAGAGCAAAGGTGCGGAACGCTTCTATTATGCCACTGACGGCGTCCACAAGAATCCCGACGGCGGCTTTTACACCTTCAAGAACCAGTACACGGAAGGCAATCCGCATCAAGGCGTCGTCACGTTTGACGACATCAAACCCACGATACGCGGCATTCGCAACGATGTGATACAGGAAGACGGCAAGGGTCAGCTGTTCGGTGAGATAGCCGATGTCGCCTTTGACAGTCTTGACAGTGATGTCAAGGGCAGTGAAGGTAAGTTTGAACACCAATACTTTTATGTGAAACTGCATAAGTTCAGTGGTGAGTTCGGCTTCGACCTTTTCTCCCATGCCCTGGCAAGCGAGAGTGCGAAGATAGACATGACCGACTGTCAAGGCTGTCCTACCTGCTCGTTCCCGATAGAGTGCATTTGGGACAACGGCAGGTGCTACAATCCTGTCAGTGTGGACTCCAACGGTAATCTGCTGCCGTTGCGGACATCGTCCAACGACTATATACTATCGGACGCCGAGGCGAAGCGTGACAAGTTCAATCAGAACTCACAGGAACGTGAACTTTGGATAGCCTTGCAGAAAGAGACATCCACCCTTGGTATAGTCATGCCCAATGCCGCCGCCGGATTCAGACCCAAAGCCGGCGACAAGTTTGTCATTACGGGAATAAATCCGCCCCGCGTTCTTACCGACGCCGCCGAGAAACGCCTTGATGATGCACTTATAAGCCACATGAGTGAGAACAACGAAGACAAGTTCAACAAGACGATAAAGTTCTCAAGGGTCTTTCTTGCCGAGAACCCCGGTTTTGCCACCCGTCTCAACGAGAATACCAAACTCAATGTGGAGTATAACGGCGACATCAGTCCTGTGTATGTGAACGATTATACAGTCAAGCGTGACGGCAACATCCTCTCGGAAGTGTCGGTAGAAGTCGTTAATTCGTTGGAGATAACCCAAAGCAGCATGAAGCAGACCATAGACGCCGTGAAAGGCGAGACTATACGCAGTCTGGGTAGTATGCTTACTTCCGGTAGCGGGTTCAATGCTACCGTCGCGGGCAAGATGTACCTGTCGAAATTCAAGGCCGACATTGCGCAGGAACTCATACGCTTCATAAAAGGCATAGCCGTCGGCGACGGCACGCACGGCATCGACGGCAACGGCGTGGCGATACTCAAGGAAATTCTGTCAAAGGAGTTCGACGATGCCGTGGCGGAGGGTGCACTGGGCGAGGGATTCTTCCTGGGGCAGCGCAAGGACAGCGACGGCAACGGGTACAGCTACCTTGAGGTGGACAGGATGCTCGTGCGCAAGGTGGCGGAGTTCGTGAAGCTCGTCGTCACAGAGCTGCGCTCGGTGGGAGGCACGATAGTGCTCAGTCCCGCCTCGATGGTATGCACCAAGGTGGAGCAACGCCTTAACAACGGTGCGCTGGTGTCGCCCGGCGAGGGCAGCATGCCCGACTTCTACCGCTGCTACTTCCGCAGCGAGGAGGACGGCAGGGAGATAAACAACGAGTTTGAGGTGGGCGACATGGCACGCTGTCAGACATTCAACATTAAGACAGGCACCACTGCCAACGCGAAGAACCGCTACTACTGGCGCAAGGTGGTGGCGGTGGGCGCCGACTACATAGACCTTTCGCCCACGGACTGCGACAGGAGTGCCGCCAACGACATTCCGGCGCAGGGCGACGAGATTGTCGCGATGGGCAACGCCAGCGATACCTCCCGACAGGCGGTGATAACGCTCAGTGCCTACGGTGCCAACGCACCGTCGATAGTGCTTTATCGTGGCGTGAACTCCTATTCCCTCAGCGGCAAGGAAGTGATGGTGCTCTCTAAGAAGGAGGTGTATATCCTTGCCGACCGGCTGTATTACAGGGCTGCCGACGGCACGGCAACGAGTGTGTCGGAGGCGTTGAAGCAGACGGCGGAGGGAATGACGAATGTTGCCAAACGCGTGACCAGGCTCGAAGTGACGAGTGACAGCATAACGGCAAGGGTGACGAAGACGGAGAAGACGGTAAAGGCGCAGGGCGACGAGCTCGCCGGCATGGGGACGAAGATAGAGCAGACGGCGGAGGGAATAAGCCTCGCCGTGAGCCGCCAGACGAGCGGACGGGAGAACATTCTGACGGGCAGCGCGCTGCGCCGTGACGACAGCTATATGGCACGGCTCGTGGGCGACACGCAGATAAGATGCAACGGCTACGGCGGCACCAACTTCCTGCGGCTGACTGACACCTACGACGGCACGACACGCCATTACTACGGCGTGCAGTGGGGCAACACCACCAACACCGCATACGCACCCAACGTGGCGGTGAAGAAGGGCAGGCACACCGTGGCTGTCATGGCACGCAGTGCCGTGAAGGGAAAGGGCATCCTCAAGGTGGAAGCCTTCCTGCACGCAGAACGGTGGGACGCCGTGCGACTCGACAGCGACGCGACGGCAGTGCGGCGGTGGAGCGGCACTTTCGCCCTCGATGCGGCGGACACATGGGAGATGAAGACACTCGATGTCGATGTCACGGAGGAGGGACGCTTCATGGAGGTGTATGTGTTCCTGTATTGCGCCGAGCAGGGCGTGACCTACACGCTCGATGTGTGCCGCCCGATGCTGTGCGAAGCCGACTTCTATGTGTGGAGCCAGAGCGTCGCCGACTATGCCTACACCGGCGGCAACATGCTTGCCGGAAGCCGCGCTTTATCCGCTTCAAACCTCACCGTAAAGGGCGCAATAGCAGCCGGCGGCTACGGCAGTGCGGCAAGCGTGACAAACGCCTACAGCGGAGCACAGACCGACACTCTTACATGGAGCGGCATCAGACTGGAGGCTAACACCGACTACACCCTCTCGTTCATGGCGAAGGGCAACGGCACGATGGCGTGCTATCTGCACAACGGCAGCGCAGCGTCGGTGAAGTATGCCGAGAACAGCCAAGGACTGACCGTAGGTGCAGGATGGGGTGCGGTAACGGTGAAGCCAAGCACTGAATGGCAGCGGTACTGGGTGCATTTCCGCACGGCGGACACCACGACGCTCGACTTCTACTGCATCATCGGACGGCTGACTGCCACGGACGTCCTCGTCACCATCGCGGAGCCGAAGCTCGAAAAGGGTGCGACGGCAACGGAATGGACTGACCTCGCCGCCGACCTCATAGAGGAGGGAAGCGTGGAGACACGCCTGCTGGAGTCGGGCATCGACATCAGAAACCGACGGATAACGGCAAAGGCCGACACGTTCGAGATACGCAACAACGCCGGAACACTCACGGCAAGTGTGAACAAGGACGGCGTGCTGGAGACGACGGATGCCGTGCTCGGCGGCACGTTGAGAGCCAGGGACGGTTACTTCTCCGGCTTCGTGAAGAAAAGTCTATGCCCGGTGACGCCCGACAGCATAGGCACGCTCGGCACGATAGACACAAGCACTGGATATGTGACGCTCGACTTCACAAAGACGGGCAGCATGATGGTGCTTATGGGCGACTTGAAGTCGAAGATAGGGCAGCACAACGAACTCACGCTCATGCTGAAGTACGGCACGACGGGCGGCAGCAGTGCGGAAGCCTTCTTCTACCTCGACCAGAAGATAGTGATACTCAACAACAGCAACGTGACGGTAGGCATACCCGCCGCAGCAGCAGGAACGGTCACGCCGTCGGGGACACCGACGATTGACGGCGGCTACATGATGGTGCTCGAGCCGGTGGTGGACATAACGGTGAACTCCGGCATCAGCACTGCCACCTACGCGATGCGGTGGAACGTGAAAAGAGCTAAAATGTAATACTTTTAAAAGACAACGATATGAAGAAGATAGTACGAGGCAATGACTTCACGCTGCGCATACCGGTGCGCAAGATAGTGAATGGCGAGCAGGTGGCGTTTCCGCTACCGGCATGTACCGACATCGTAGTGAACATCGTGAATGCCTACCGCCGTATTCCTCTGGCGTTCAGCATTGATGCCGCCGAAGACAATGTCCTGCTGGCGCGGGTGGAAGGCGATGCAATCAATATCGGCACTTATGCCCTGGAGGTGAAAGGGCGGCTGTTCGGCAACGACTGGCGGAGCAATGAGTACGAGCAGTTCCAAATCGTAGATAACAACGCTTCCGGCGACACGGCGTTCGTGCCGCAGGAGGGTGAAGACAGCGTGTTGATGGATACGGCGTTGGTGTTTCTGCCGCCATCGGCGGAGCTCGGCGAGCTGATTGCCGATGCCGAGAATGTGACATCGCAGGCAAAGAAGGTGATTGCCGACATTGAACGGCGCACTGATGTCGCCGTCGCAGCAGCCAGTGTCGCCGCCGCTCATGCCACGAAGGAGGGCGACAGAGCCAAGGCGCAGGCCGACCACCCCAACATTGTTGGTGCAGACGGCTATTGGTACAGGTGGAATGAAAACACGGGCGAGTATGTGAAGACTGAGTGCTACTCGCGTGGCACCATCGACTTCCCTACGTTCACTGTGACGGACGACGCCGAACTGTATGTACATATAACCGACGGCAGTGACAAGCGTTTCGAGCTGAGCGACAACGGAGAATTGCTCATCAACTTAAACAATAATATCTAATCATAAAACGACATGAATGAAAAAATCAATTTAGGCAGGGTTGCATTTGTGCCACAGGGCGCATACGACCCCAATGTGACCTACGGCAAGTTGAGTGTTGTCACTTATAGAAACAACACTTATTGCAGCCGAAAGGAAGGCAACATCGGACATGAGCCGGTGGGCGACGACGAGTGGTGGCACTTGCTCATTGATGCACAAACGGCTTACGAGGGTGCCACGGCGGCTGCCGGGGCGGCGAAGAGAGCCAACGACGCCGCGGATGAAGCGGAGCGCATCAATGCGATTGCGCAGAAGGCGGAGGAACAAAGAGTGAGCAACGAGACTGCCCGGCAGACGGCGGAGACGGAGAGAGTGAACGACGAGGAAACTCGCCGGACGGCGGAGCAGGAACGCAGCTCTTCGGAAGAAGCCCGGAAGCGGATGGAGACCCAACGGTTTGCTTCTGAACAGTTGCGGACTGAGGCGGAAAGCATGCGCAAGAGCGACGAGGCGAAACGCATAGGCAACGAGACCGCCAGAAAGACGGCGGAGCAGGCGCGTGCCGAAGCGGAAACGGGGCGGCGTGATGCCGAGACGGAGCGCATCAACGCCGAGACTGCCCGTGCAGGAGCAGAGTTGAAGCGCGAGAAGGACACGAAGGACGGCATCGCCTCCATGCAGACGGCAACGGAGGCGGCGATAGACCAGCTGCATGACTACGAGAGTGCCGTTGAGAAAAAAGAGGCGTTGCGCGTGACGGCGGAAACTGCCCGTGCAGAAGCAGAGAGCACCCGTGCTGAAGCCGAGGCAGGGCGTGTCAAGGCCGAGACGGAGCGTGCCAAGACGAGTGCGGAGAGCGTGAAGGCAGCGGACGCCGCCGCACAGAAGGCTACCGCCGCCGCCACCGCCGCCACCACTGCCGGTGCCGCCGCGGAAAAGGTGAACGCCGAGCTGACCACGGACAACGTGCTTGAGGTGACTGACAGGACAGGGGCGAAGAAGAGTATCGACATCACGCCAGCAGCGGAACTCACCACTGTTAAGGCCGACACCGCACGCATACAGCAGACCCTCGGCGCCTATTCCGACCGTGCCGACATCGTACTCGTACAGAAGTACCCCGGCCAGGTGGTGAACAAGGACGGTGTGAAGGTGAGCAAGACGGGATGGGCTATGGCGGAGTTCACCGCAGAACTCGGCAACGAATACCTGTTCAAGCCCGGCGCCACCGACGGCGATGTGTGCGTGTTCGCAGAGTATATAGACAAGATAGAGCGAAGAGCGATAGAGTACGCCTACACCTACGACGAGCAGGGACGCACGGCGACGGCGACAGCCACCTACGACGGCATGACGCACACCTATACCTACACCTACACCACGCAAGAGAGCACAGCGGCCGCTGGCACAGAGACACAGAGCGAGGTGTGTGTGATAACCGACGACCAGACAGGGCAGACGGTGGACTATCTGCCGGCGACATTCCAGACGAAGGTGGGCAGCTACCAGCCGCTGACGCTCCTCAACGCCGATGCCGAACTGCCCATTGACGGCTATTGCCGCTTCGTCTCCAACTTCCAGGTGCGCAGCGCCATCAAGGTCGCCGTGAGCTACAAGATGGATGCCGCCGACCTGACGATGAAGGTGGTGCGCGACGGCATGACGGCAAGCATGTGTACGCAGCTGTCGAAGATTAACCAGAAGGTGGATGAAGCGAAGGCGGGCATAGAGACCATGCGCAGCGAGATGGAGGGCAACGCCGACTACTATGTAGGTGAGAACGACGAGAAGACTGGCGACCCGCATTTCCTCAACTGCAAGGGCAACAAGGAGTTCTTGGGCGAATGGCATCCGTTCCTCATCGACCACACCGACAACGGCGGCGAGGCTACACATCCAGTAGGGCAGCTGATGGACAACAATCACTTCCGTTTCACCACGGGGGCGTTCGCTCCTACCGTGGGCATCACTGAGGAGATGCGTGCCGCCTGCGATGTGCAGCTCTACACCGACCCTGAACACACACAGAAGCTGACACTGAAGAACGGTGTGGTGGTGACGGACAAGGCAGGAGCGCACCCGTATGACGCCGTAGAGGTGTATAACTCGCTCGGACTGGTGACGCTGTACGACGGCGAGGGCAACAGGGTGCGCCAGCTGCTGCCGTGGGAGACGACGGAGACGAAGTACTCGGTGATGATTGGCCGCTACGACACCCTCTACCCGATAGACAGGCAGACGGGCGACAGCGGCAAGGTGCTGAGTGGCATGTTCAGGCGTAGCGTGAGGTACGACGGCATTGACACGGGGCGTTTCCCGTTGTTTGGCACAGCCCTCGCCCCCTGCCCCGTGACAACTGTAGGCAACAAGACGCGCAACTTTTTCTATGCCTATGCCGTGGGCGACACGAACACCGTGAACGGTGCAGGCGCATACGGTGCTGACTCATGCTCGATGTATGTGGACGACGGAAGGACTTACCCCCGCATTTCGGACATGCAGCAAATATCGAACATGCAACGCGCCCGTGCCAACAATGCTGACGCCAACGCTCCCTATCCCTTTGCTGAGGGCGGCTATCACGCCATCAACACCTTCACGCTCTGTATGGAACTGCTGTATGGCACCAAGTATCTGCACCAGAAGGAGTCCTTCGCCTCCGGCATCTCGTCGAACGACAGCGTCCGCACGGAAGAGGCGTGGCAGAACTACGGTGGAGTGAGGGTGAAAGAACAGGGAACGGCGGAATGGGTGTACCGTAATTTCGGCGATTCTACGCCCTTTGGCTGCAACGCCAAGATGGAGAAGCAGAACTTCTCATACTTCATCAACAGCTACCGACCGAAAGAGCAGTGCATGGAGAGCCAGATGGCGGCTTCGTGGGCGGCGGAGTTCGGCGTGGCGGAAGACACCGACTTCGAGGCGTACGGCACCGTCTATCACTACAGGAACATCCCTGGCGCAAAGGGATTGGCTGACGGAGTGATGAACTGTAAGGTGTACCGCAAGAAGACCGGCACTTGCAAGGGCTACAAGGACGCCGAAACGCCTGCCATCTACGACCTTGAACTGTCGCTGCGTATGAGCCTTATACACGGCATGAACACCTGCGGCGACATCTACGCTTACTGGGGCGGCGGCTGCGAGATGGTCGGCACATCCAAGAGCGACGACCCGAATGTGACAAACCGCAACAAGGTGAACTACATAGACCTCTACATCGAGCCGAACCAGACTAAATGGCTGAACGAGACATCGTACACGAAGAACAACCTCGGCACGTTCGGCTTCGAGGCGGTCTATGCCAAGCTTGGTACGATAGGCCCGCCGTTTCCAAACAGCGGCTACATAAAGAAAAGATTCGGATTCACTCCGTTTACTAAAGAATCGGGCGGGAATCTTGCCAGTTGGCAGTGTTGTTTCGGCGATACAAATACATACTGGTCTGGCACGATAGACCAACGCCTCCGTATAGCCTTGCGGCTTCGTGGCCTTGCGCTTTATGCGAATTGTTCGCGCCGCTATCTGATTGCTTCCTTTTCGGCGGCTACTACGTCTCTGACCAATGGCGGTTCTGCCCAGTGCCGAATTGTGCAATAAGGCGCAGCCAAGTGCAACTTGGGGCATCCCAGTGCAACTGGGTGCCCCTTCGAGAGTTAGGAATTAGGAGTTAGGATTTAGGAATTAAGAGCATATAGAAATGGATAAAGACAAGATATTTCCTCAAAACCAGGACAAGCCCGACATGAGGGTCGTGGCCGCTGAAGCCTGTATGAGAGGTGATGCCATTCGCCTTGACGATGGCTAAAGAGGTAGGTGTTTCCGAGCCTTGCGGCTTCGCGTCTCATGCGAATTGTTCGCGCCGCTCTCTGAATGCTTACAATTCGGCGGCTAATACGAATCTGAACAATGGCGGTTCTGCCCTACGCCGGGCATCATAATGATGCAGAACCAACAACGGAAACGCCTCTCTCGCTCTGGAGAAGCAGAAAATATCAAAGACAGGGAATGTGAGCGTAGCACGATGGTGGCACGGGATGCGACGAACGTGACCCAGAGACATTCCGGCGGGCAGAAAACCCCGCCAACTCTTGCCCGGCACAGAATATCAATAATTAAAAACATATAAAAAACGTGCATAGACCCAATTACATACCTTTCACCACCGACGATTATATGAAGGCGGTGCATAGTGCTGCAAAGGGCAGGAAAAACCGCCCTGCGGTAAGAAAAGCATTGAAAGATGTGAAAGGGCTATGCGCTGTTGTTGAACAACATCTCAAGGATGGAAGTTGGCGTGAGGACATCGGATACCGAAAATTGATAAAGGTGAACAACAACAAGAAGGTGAGACACATCGATGCTCCGACTTTTCTCACACTTGTGTATGAGCACCTTTTGAAGAACAAGCTCGAACCGATATACGCTTTTCGTGACCCCAAGGTGTCGCTGAACTGCAAGACGGGGTGCGGAATAACACCGTCGGCGAAGCACAAGGAGCTGAAAAGCAACTATGTGCTGCCAAGAGTGAAGCATCTTTTCTACGACTTGCGGCAGTATGAATGGATAGTGGCTGCCGACCAACGGCAGTGCTATGCCCATATCAAGCCGAGCGTGTTCCGCAAGGAACTGAAATGCTTGATTGGCGACAAATGGCTGATAGACTTTGCCGTGGAGCTGTGCTTTGTGGATGGCAAGTTGCCCGTGGGTACGCCGACGAGTCCGCTTGTACACCACATGCTGATGCTGCGCTTCCACGAATGGCTGTGCCGGAACACCGGATGGCGCATCTGCTATGCAGACAACTGTATGGTGGCATGCCGCACCAGGGAAGAGGCGCGGCAGATGAAGTGGAGGATAAGGCAGTATTGGTGGTACGAACTTGACATAAGGGCAAAGCGTGGCGACACAAGGGTGTTCCGCATTGACGACCCGAGAGGGTTTGACTTCTGCGGCTATAGGTTTTTACGCAATGCGGGGAAAGGTATAGCGGACAGCAACAAAGGTTTTTGCATCATACGCCGAAGCACTTTGGTAAGGGCGAGGGCGTGCAAGGACAACACCTCGTGGGGAAGTTACTTCGGACTGATGAGACACGCCGACAACTTCGGAGAGATGGTAAGAATAGAACAAAAGATGAAACTAAGAGAACTGACAAAGAATATTCGCATCGACCGCAAGATGGATGCCCCGAATATCAAACCGCTTGAACTGGCTCGTAGCGGACAGACATTCACGGTGTTCGACTACGAGATACGCAAAAGCGAGAAATCGGGCGAACCCAACTGGATAAAGATGCTGATAGGCATAGCAGAGACGACGGCGGACGGGGAACTGACGGGCAAGACTTTGGCAAGGGAGGTGCACGGCGGCATGATGGGTATTGTGTCATGGATGGTGACAGCGGAGAAGGAATACGGCAAGAAGAATCTGCTGCCTCTTGAGGATGTCCGTATCATGGACGAATGCGGCTATATCTTTGAGGGTTCGACAAATCAGATGCAATACATTTAAAAGTAAAAAAGTAAAAGGGTAAAAAAGTAAAAAAAAACAGTAAAACTATGGAAAAGTATTATTTCGACAAACCGCAGCCCCGACTGACAGTCGGCGACGGCGTTGTCCTCCTGCTCATCAACGGCAGGGAGGAGAAAAGGGCTGTTCACATGCCTGACGAACAGCCAGCAGAACAGACGGAATGGGTGTACGACGGCGTGCGGCTGGATACGGGCGGCATGACATCGGAGGCGGCACTCACGGCCGCAGCACAGAAGATGGTACTGGCGCAGATAGACAGGCACGATACCTCGTCCGCCGTGAACGCCTTCATCCTCAACGGCAAATGCGTGTGGCTCGACAAGGCGACACGCGTGGGGCTGATGAACTCGACTTCGATTGCGAAGGCGATGGGACAGCCTACTACTACGCTGTGGCTTGGTGATGTGAAATTGGTGGTGGAGTGCGACAAGGCGATACAGTTGCTCTCGGCACTGGAGATGTACGCGTTGGAATGCTTCAACACCACGGCAGCGCACAGGAAGGCTGTGGCGGAGTTGGCTACCGTGGAGGAAGTGCTGATATACGACTACACCGACGGCTACCCGGAGATGTTGGTGATGAACGTTTAAAAGTAAAAAGGTAAAAGAGTAAAAAGGTAAAAAAGTATGATTGCAACAAGTTTTTTCGCAGCATCGCTCATTCTTGTGTTGCTGCTTGCAGTGACAACAAAGTATGGCGTGCCGGACATGGTGAGCAGCATCTACTACATGCTTGGCAGGCATGGATGGGTGTTTCAGGCAGTGCTGACACTGTTCGCGGCAACGATGATGGTGTGCCTGCTTGACAGCGGCTTGGGCGTGCAGTGCCTCGCCTTCCTGGCGTGTGCCGGACTGATGTTCGTTGCCATCGCCCCGAGGTTTCTGGAGAGCAGCGAACACCTTGTGCATAAGGGGTGCGCCATCGTGTCGGCTGTGTCGGCTGTGTCGTGGTGCATGACAGTGGATGTGCATCTGACAATAGCCTTCACAGGCTTCTACGCCATATACTGGTGTTGCAGAAGTCCCGACAGCAAGCCCCTGTTCACCGCCGAGGTCATGGCACTGCTCCTCGTCCTCGCAACCTACTGGCACAACTGCCTTGTGTGAATATTAGAATTATCAACCTCCCCAAAGGCCTCCCTCAAAGGCTTACCTCCTAAGTCCCTCTAAGTCTCCCTCTAAGTTCCCCAAAGGCTTAGTAAGGCTTAGTAAGGCTTAGTAAGGCTTAGAGAGGCCCAGTAAGGCCTACCCCCCCAAAAAAAAACCACAAAAACATGAAAATCCCCCAAACCCCCTGGCTCCTCGTGAGCAACCGATACAAGCACCTCGCCGGCGGCATCGCTGTCGGCCTCGGAGCAGACACCAACTACTGCGCCGCATACGCCGGCATAGGCATCGCAGGAGCGATGGAATACAAAGACAAGGCATGCGGCGGACAATGGGACTGGATAGACTTCGGCTGCACCGTAGCAGGAGTAATCATCGGACGAACAATAAGAATCATATTATGGAATTGACACTAATAAGAATAGCACGAAAGCCCTCCTACACCATAGCCAGGCTCTCGATAGACGGACACCCGTTCTGCGACACCCTTGAGGACACCGACCGAGGACTGACCTCACGGATGAGCGAAGCACAGATACACGGCATGAAGATAAAAGGCGAAACGGCAATACCTACGGGGCGTTACCTCATCGACATGAAGACGGTATCGTCACGCTTCGGAGGCAGGACGCAATACCGGTTCTGCAAAGGCAGACTGCCAAGACTATGCAACATCCCCGGCTACCAGGGCGTGTTGATACACATCGGCAACACGGCAAAAGACACTGAAGGCTGCATCCTCGTAGGCGAGAACAGAAAAGTAGGACAGGTGTTAAACTCCACATCCACCTTCCGCCGCCTGTACGAGCTGCTGCATGCTGCCGACGAGAGAAAGGAAAGAATATGGATAACGGTAAAATGAAATAGCGGATGAGCAACATAACAACGACAACAGGCAAAGCAATAGTAGTAGGCACAATGGGCGGCGAAGCCCTCTCCGCACTATATGACCTAAGATGGATGCTGGTGCTGATAGTGGTGTTGATATTGGCAGACTTTTGGTTTGGAGTGTCGGAGAGTCTGCGCAAGAGAGAACATTTTAGGTTTTCGAGGGCTGGGCGCAGAACCTGCAATAAGGGTGTGGATTATCTCACATACTTAATGTTAGGGTCGGTGTTAGGGCTGGCTATCTTCGAGCCATTGGGATGGGCTACGCACACGACAACAGCGGCTGTGGGCTTAGGCTTCGGGTGTGTATGGGAGATGGACAGCATCGTGGGACATGTGTGTGCCCTACATGGGATAAGAAACAGGTTCTCGGTGAAGCGTTTTATCATAGCCTTGATAAAAAAGAAGGACGACGATGTAGGCGAAGCCGTGGAAGAAGCATGGGGCGATGATACTCAAGTACATAAGAACTAAAAAAAAGGAAAAAGATGAATGAAGAAGAGATGAAAAACTTGCTGAAAGGCTTTATGTGGGGCATGCTGCTGTGTGGCCTTTTAGGGTTGCTGAACAGTGTGTTGTGTGGCTGTTCATCGCAGAGAGGTGCGGTGGGCGGCACGGTGACGGTGCGGACGGACACGGTGTATAAGACGCATGTGGCGACGGACACGGTGCGCATGCGTGACAGCGTGTATGTGACGGAGCGGACTGTGGGCGACACGGTGTACAGAGACCGAACGACATGGAGATGGAGGGAGCGTGTGGCGGTGCGGACGGACACGGTGTATAAGGCTGTGCTGAGAACCGATACGGTGAGGGTGCCTGTGCCACAGGAGCGCAAGGCCACATGGTGGGAGCGCAACGTGACAGCCCCCTTGCAATCCACCGCAAAAGCATCGCTCATCATCCTTCTCGCAGCGGCATTCCTCATTTGGACAGTCCGCCGCCTAATGCGCAGCAAGGAATAATTTTTTCATATAGGTTAAAGTTTTGTATCAACCTTACAGTGGTAAGAAGTTTGTTTCAGGATGGCCTCACTTATCTGCGAAGACAGGTGAGGTTTTATTTGATTTAATGTTTGTAAAATAACGTTAATAAGAGGGATTATAAAATCAAAAGTCCGTATATTTGCAATATACTAGGAACCAAATCATTATGAATAAAACTGATGAAGAGCGCATACTTGCGGCAGTAAGAGACAAGGACATAGTAGAGGTGTTGTCGGTGCTTATGTGTGCCGGTAATGTGTATTCGAGGAGGATTCTGAGATTCTTCCGTTGGTTTTGCAAGTGGGTTCCGATAGCACTGATGCTTTTCCATATATACGGAATATATGATTTCAGCAGGAGTCCGCGTGAGATGTTCAGTGTACACCGTGAGAACTGGGCTTGCTATGCCTTTATCTATTTTATGGTTTATCTGCTTCCGATGGTGATGATACTTGCGAGCCGTTTCTTTTTTCTGTGTTGGAAATTTAGGATACCTTTTTTCTATTTCTTCGGTGTGAATGCCATACATATAGCCTATTGGAGCTGGTACACTACCAACGAAATGGTAATGCCCCATTTCTGCCTTATGGTGATGGTGGCATCATTTTATCTGTATGGCTGTCTGGATGTGTTCTTTGCGAAGCACAAGGATGTGTGCGGTAGAGGTAAAATATTCTGATGACGATATGAGAAAGATATTTGGCTACAGGATGCTTGGCGAGATGCTTCAGCGGCTGGCGGATGCCTGTTTCAAGGCGGACGAGCAGGAGAAGCGTGGCGAGAAGGTGACGGCGTGCGGCATGAGTGATGATGACATTGACACATTATGTCAAGACATACTTCCGAACATGCTGAATCCGATGATGAGCACGGAAGAAGTGAAAGAGCGTCTTGGCGTGAGTGATGCCACGCTCAACAGGATGGTGGAACGAGGTGACATACCCAACGGTGCCTGCAAGAAGCGCGGGCATACGCGGTATTGGAAGAAATGGGACATCATACACTTCATACGACATAGGAGAAGCAAATAAAGGGGCTTCTCCTTTTTTATTTCTCTTTTCATCCAAAAGAGAACGGCCGGTTAGGGTTTAAGTGATAGAACCTTGTATCATGTTAAGTAGTTGGTTTTCAGCAAATTGCAATAATTATGCGTGAGTTGTGCCCTTATTTGTCATAACTCACTAATTTTGCCATGTAACGTTACAATAGTGTTAGTTCAAACAAAGGTAAAATTAAAAAAAGATTGAATTATGGAGAGTAAAACTTATGTCTTCGGCAACGAAGGAAACGGACAAGGTGGTATGATGTCACTTCTCGCTCCGCTGCTCCAACAGAGAGGACTTGACCCGAACCTGCTTCTTGCCATGAACAAGAACGGCAATGGCTTCGGTGAAGGCGGTTGGTTCATGTGGGTAATCTTCCTGTTCTTCCTGATGGGTTGGGGCGGTAATGGCTGGGGTGGCTTCGGCAATGGTCGTGGTGGCGGTATCGCCAATGAAATCAACAACGACTACGGACGCTCATTGTTGATGGATGCCATCGGTGGCAACAGAAACGCGCTGTCGAATCTCGCAACGCAGTTGAACTGCACCGAGGGACAGATACAGGCAGCCATTTCTGCTCTTACCTCACAGGTTCAGAGTGTAGGCAATCAGGTAGGCATGAGCGGCATGCAGACCATCAACGCATTGCAGCAGGGCAACATGCAGATTGCCCAGCAGCTTGCTTCCTGTTGTTGTGAGCAGCGACTTGCGACATGTCAGCAGACGAACACCTTGCAGGGCGCAATCAACAATGTTGCGACCGGTCAGGAGCGTGGTTTCTCATCGGTGGCGTTTGAGACGCAGCGTCAGACCTGCGACTTGCAGAAATCCATTGCCAATGCAACGGCAGAGATAAAGGCAGGGCAGACAGCTGCCGAGTTCAGGGAGTTGCAGAACAAGATAGACCGCTTGCGTGAGGAGAACTCCACCTTCAAGTCTTCTGCCATGACAAGTCAGATAGTAGGTCAGGCAGTGGCTCCTATCAACTCTGTGCTTGCCGGTTTGCAGAAGGAAGTGAACGAGATTAAATGTGCCCAGCCGAACACTGTGACGGTGCCATACCAGCCATTTGTTACTGTTCCGAATTGTGTAGCAGCGCAATATGGTCTTTATGGTGTGAACGGAGCTAACGGCTTTTGGGGTTAAAGACGGAGGAACGACTATGATTTGGGGTTATCCTTTTTCATGGGTCAATAGAAGAGGGTCGGCAGCGATAGGCTCTACCGATGTGAAGGTAAATACGGGAAACGTGGTATTCTCTTTCAGAGACCATGCTTTTGTAAATGCCAACTACCGAGGCACTATCTTTGTGAATCTGCAACAGGCGATACCTACGGGCACCACGGGTACGTTGCCGATACTCTTTGAGACCAACGGCGTGACACAGGCTGTGACAAAATTCAACGGTGCAGCCCTGACCGTCGCCGATGTAGCCGGAACCGGTGTATATCAGTTCTGGTTCGAGAGAGATACCAACACCCTTCAGTTAATGACGGGCATTGTATAACAGTAAAAAGTCTTTGAATATGTTTAGTGGTTTAAGGCAGAACAGCATCTTTTATGTTCTTGACAAGACGAAGGAACCCGACCTGAAGATAGGTCAAGTGGTGAGTGTCAGTAACCCCCAGCCGAAGTTTCCCGCCTATCAACCCGGGCAATTCTCCGCGCAACCGATGGAAACCACCGTTGATGTGCGTGTGAAGTTGCCCGACGGTGAGGCGGACTTCAAGCAGCTTCCGTCCAACGCCCAGATAGCCAATACCGGGAATGTGGTGGTAAGTGAGAGCCGTGAGGCGATGCTCTCCGAAGTTGAGGCTATGTTAAGGACTTCCAATGAAGTACTTGACAGCCGTGACTACCACGAGCGAGTGGTGTCTCAGTGTGAGAGGATTATGGGAGTGCTGAATCCCCAGATAGCCAAGGAGCAGGCGCAAGAGGCGAAGATAACTCACCTTGAGAGCAAGGTCTGCGGCATGGAGAGTACCCTGTCAAGCATAGAGAGCATGCTTCAGAAGGCATTGAAGAAGACGGCTACTTAAAAAACAGAAGTTATGTATATGATAGAAATCAAAGAGAGCAAGTTTGACGAACTTGCCGAGAATGCCGAGCGTATGTTGCATTACGGCGGCAAGGTAATGTCCTGTCTTGACGGAATGCGTCGTGACGGCGGCAGGATGGGCGAGCGCAGCCCAATGCGTGATTATCGTGACATAGACCGTGATGATGATTTTGACGATGACAGCCGTTATGGTGAGCGTCGTGGTGGTTATCGCGGACGGCGTTACTAAGTAAACAACCGACTGGCGGGGGGGGGATTTCCCCTTCTGCCGGTCTTTCTAAAAAAATACTATTATGGGAAGATGCAGGATGCCTTTGGATATATACGACATGAAGCCAGAGGGAATGACGGCCTATCTTCGGCACAACGGTTATCACTTCAACAAGAAGATGTGTGACTGGGCTGTCGGCAACATGCGCAAGATGAGTGCAGTGACTGGCAGGCTGGAGGCGATAGAGCCGATAGGCAAGGATGAATTGGAGACGATGCTGCAAGCCAACGGCATCAAGTTAGAAAACACTATCGGTTATGACCATGTCTATATAGCCAACATGGTGCGTGCCGACTTCTGGGGAAGCAGTATCAATGACGAGCGTATGATGGCTCTGTATGTCAAGGATGTCATTGACGATGCCGACCAGAAGGACGGGTTCGTGTTCAACCGTTTCTACGCAGACTGTGTTCACGGGGGCTTGCCGATACCTTGGGAAGATGTGTTATGATACGGCGTGACTTGACTTTGAATCGTTGTGACTGGCGTGTGTGCTGTTACATCGGCTATGAGAGTGATGATGCCGTGTATCTGTGTCAAGAGCTTACCGCAATGGGATGTCGTGGCGAGAAGGTGCGTGAAGCCTTTGAACACTTCATGCGTGGCGGGCATGACAGCGGTCTGACCTATTCCAACCAGAAGACGCGGTCGAGCATGGTCGCCATCGGCCATACGGACAGCCGTGGCGGCGAGGTGAACACGATAGGGCATGAACTTCTTCATGTCGTCGCTCATGTGTGTGAAGCCGACGGAATCGACATGCAGGGCGAGGAGCCGTGTTATATGCTTGGCGAATTGTGTGAAAAGATGTTTGATGAGCTTAAAAGTTATGAAGCATAAAGATATTTACTGGTTTTACCGATGGGCACTGCGTGTTGTCCCCATCGTGTTTATGCTGTCCCATTGGTGTCTGTTGGGATGGGTGTATTGCTCGCCATCGGAGAGGATGCCGGTATGGGCAGGCGGCAGTGTATATATGGCATGTACTTATTTCATGTGTTATGTCATGCCTTTCTTCATGCTTCCTGCCTCATACTTCATGGGTTTCAGTTGGGGTTGGCGAATACCTTTCGTCTATCTTGCGGGTGTGAATCTTACCCGTCTTTCCTACGGTTCGTTGCTGGCGTTGGAGATGGTTTACGCAGATGCGTCACTTGTTGTCTTCGTCATGCTGTTGTACGGCTGTTGGTGGTCGTGCGTCTCCCAGTGCAACGGTTCTCCGTCTTGAAGCAGTTTTCTGTCGTGTTCTGACAGATACCGCCATGAGTCGGGGTTCAGTCGTATTGCCTTTTCGGCGGTGCGGTTGTACATCTCATAGTCGCCTATTGTCTCCATGAACCGGTGTACGGCATTGGAGAAAGACACGGCTCTGTTTAGGTTTACATCGTCGCCTCCGCTTTTCAGGAACGGTTCTGTCGCAAGTTCCCAGTGTCGTGCGACATCCTTGAACGACCCTTCCTGGAAGCGGTATGATATGTCGGCTCCGACCTTATCCTGAAAGGTCTTCATCAGTTTGTCGAACGTGCATACTGCGATGTCGTTGATGGTGACAGACACTTGCAGCATAGCCTTGAAGTCGTGTCCGGCGACCCGTTTGTAATGCAGATACCTGGAACATGTGGCTCTCATTTCCTTGATTATGGGTCGCAGTTCTTCGTACACCTCGTCGGAGACATCGAGCCACAGCTGATACCTGTCTTCGAGGGCGATTCTTATTTTGCTTTCTATCTTTTCGTATGCCTTCATTGCCGCCTTCGCGTGCCATTTCGCCTCGTGTCGGAATAGCGGCGAAGACTTCAGCATTGGCATGCAGTCGGTCATTGCCGCAGATGCGGCGTTGTATATGGAACACATCACGGGGTAGAAGAGGGCGCAGCAGTCGTTGATGATGCGTTGTCGTTCCTTAGTCTGTTGCGGTGTGAGGCGGAATGCAGAGAAATTGCCTGTTGTCATATCAGTTTTCTTTTGAGTTAATGTATTGTACAAATCCAATCAATACCGTCCAGAGTCCGAGTATGAAGAATCCGAAGAAGAGGTTTGCGCGAAACGCCCCTGCTACCGAGGAAAGCATTATTACGCACAATCCCACTGTCGCTATGTTCAGTGCTGTTTTCTTTTTCATAGATGTCTTGTTTTTCAGAAGAACTCGGTGAAGAGGGAGAACCTTAGTCCGTCGGAGTAGAAGAACTGGTCTCTATACTTCGCTTCTTCGGAACCGTCGAGGAGCCCTTCCTTTTTGTATAGGCAGTTGCGCAGCTCATCGCCGAGGAACTGCTCTAAGGTGAAAATCTCGCCGTATTCATCGAATATGACCTTGTCTTTGAGGAATTTTTTGATGCTTTTCAGTGTCGGCTGAAAATATTTCCAGTTGTTGCAGTTCCAGAGGAACTGCCACCCTACGGAGCGTTTGCCGAGATGGATTCTTTCGGGGTAGTCGCCCTTAATGTCGTACAATACCTCCTCGATGTCGCACCATGACTTTTGGGTGTTGATGCAGTCGGTCAGGCGTTCGACATGACTCATCAGTTTTTTGCGGCACTTCGTGTCGATTTTGCCGCTTGCATAGAAATTTGTTCCCATATTGTCTATTGTTTTTCGTTTTCTCTCTCCTTAAACATCTCATGCCTTGCACCCATGAGCCACGACTTGAGATTGATATATCGGTTGTTGTCGAGATTGGCCTCTCTCCACTCGACATAGTCGTCGTAGGTCATATCGTTCTCGATGATGCGCACCATGTCCTCGGCATTGAGCACGTCGACTCCTTCAAAGTCACACGCTCCGCCTACGTCGTCACCTATCCAATACCATGTGCGGCAACCGTCAAAAAGATGTTGATTGACGAGTTCAGCCAGTTTATTGCAGCAATCCTTATACTGCTGTATGATTTTTTTTAATTCAGGGTCTATATCCATAGTTATATTAATCAATATTTACGTTTTTAAGTTCTTCAAGAATCTGTTCGCTGTCGCATTCGCACTGGATGCTGCATAGCGAGCGCGGGTTGCTGTCGGCTTTGGAGACGAGCAGGAAGTTGGGTTCGAGCAGTATGGTGCATATTGCCTCTCGGCGCACTTCAGATATTGCGCCGTTCCTGGCGAGTCGTTGTGCTGCCGTCGTGACAAGTTTTTCGAGAACGGCCTTGTCGGTATCGCCACTAAGGGCTATGAGACAGAGTCTTCTATGAAGCAGCCGCACGATGGCTGTCTTTGTCTTTTTTAGCAATAAATTTATCATGTTGTCTTTTTTTTAATGAGATAACAATTCATTGATGGCTTTGATTGCTGCCCCGGTGTCGGGGAAGAGCATGGGGAGATTGTGTCTGTCGTCGATGATGTACCGCCAGCGGTTCCACCAGTGGCGTTTGTAGCGGACGATGTAAGAGGAGGGGGTGTCCTTGGGGGTGAGTTCTTCGATTCTGATTTGCATTTTTGAGTGATTTTAGGGGTTACTGAGCCTTGGGGGACTTTGGACTTTGGGGAGTAGGCCTTGCTGGGTCTTTCTAAGCCTCTCTACGCCTTTGGGATGGGGAGGGGTGCGTGGGAACAAAGGTAAGGATTAGCGATGATATGGGCGGACATGCTTATAGTTCCACTAACACCTTTATCTCTTGATCCCCCCCCCCCTTGCGTATGCAGCGTGGGCGATATTCCTTTTGCGGAATATACTCGGCGGCTCTGCTCAAACATCCGATCATAGGGTGGTGTCTGCATCATGCCGACTACGAGGGTGTGGGTGGTGTCAGTCATATTCATATACTATATGCGGTGTGGTGTTGCCCAGTCCGTCGCGAGGGTCGGCAAAGCCGCCGGGGGGTGATGTTGTCACGGCATTGGCTATCCGCTTGCGCGGTCGGTACTTGACGAGACCCTTGCCGTCCTTGCCGCTGCGTACCCAGCCGATGTAATACTTGTCAGTCATATTCGATTAATATCATTGTGTGCTGCCCGTGGTTGGAGGAGAACAGTCCTGCCCAACCTTCGTAGCGGGCGGAGAGTGCGGTGGAGAAGGAGGCTTTTCGGGGCTGGGGGGGGTAAGCCTTGTTGGGCCTCTCTAAGCCTTACTACGCCTTGGGGATGGGGAGGCTGTTTAGGGCTTGGGGAGAGAGGTACGCCTTTGCGTGGACAGAGGCGGGAGGCGCGTTGGACGAAGGGGATGATGTCAATCATAAGCGATGAATACTATGTTGTCTTTGGTTACTGATGTGAGTGTATTTGTTGTGCAACCTTGGTTTATCTCCATGCGTTGGCGGAAGCGTCCGTTGGAGGGATGCTTGCGGTCGGATGGGTTGTCGGGGTCACGGCCTCGGAAGGCTGCTATGCGAAAGTGTAGCATAGGAGGTTGTCTTTTGTTACTGTTGTTATCGAATTGCTCCACGGCCACGGGCTGGGGCGGTGGTGTCTGTCCTGAAACCTACACCCTCCTCTGTCGCCGTGGATGCGACGGAAGGCTTTGGCTTACTCGGTGCGGTAGTGGACGAGGACGGAACGATTAATCATACGTTATCAATATTTTCGGTTTATCCACATCGTGACCTTTGCCACCTCAGGCTATGCACAACGCTATGCCGTGGGGCGAGACGACGATGCCGTTCTGGGAGGGGCTGTAAGAGCCGAGGACAATGGGGGGAGGGTTGCTATTCATATATTACAATTGCGCCAGTGGCTTTGAAGTTGGCTCCGTCAAACGAAATGTCAAGCACATTCGCTGCTCCCATTTTGAAATATTGGGATTTAATAGTGTGTGATGTACCATCGGATTCGGTGTTGAAAGATGTTACCATTTTCTAATCATATTCTATCATAATTCTACTGCCACAAAGAATACGTCGCTGCAATCGGTGCGCGACATGATGGTTATTGCTATACCGTGGAATGCTCCGTTGAAACGTTCTGCGCTGAACATCGAGGCAGGGCAGGTGAGCAACCTACCCCCCAATCATATCAGCTATAATGCGGATTATACGGTCGGGCGGATTGTCAGTTCTCATTCCTTCTTCCTCTCCATATTCTCCTTATACATTCCATAGAAGCCGCGCCAATATTCCACGTCCAGTTTCTTAGGGTTCTCCTTGAACTTTTCGTAGAGACGAGCGATGGCTGGACGATGATAGCTCAGTTCTCTTTCGTTCCACTCAATGCCCTTATCCCATCCGTCGTGACGCTCCATGAATATCTGAAGCACGGTCTTGAGGAACATTGCCGCCTCATGTGTAGGTGGCAGGTCAAACTGGAGGAATAGGGCGTTGTCAGAGTCGTTTGCTTTGAGGAACTTGCTCACGGCATCGTCCTTGAGGAAATAGCGGTCGGACACTTCCTCTTCGAGCACATCCTCCAGTCGGGTCTTCAGGTCGAAGGGTTCGGGGAACTGATAGTCGAAGGCTACGTCACGGCGCATGGAAAGAAGAAAAACTCTGTCACGATTCTGCGGTACACCGTAGTTCTTGGCGTTAAGGCGAGCCCAACGTGAAACGTAGCCGAGCGAGGAGAGCTTGTCGAGCCACTTCTGAAAGTCGGGCATGAACTTTTTGCTTACCAGTGCTGCCACGTTCTCCTGCAAGAAATATTTAGGTTGCAACACCTCTATGGCATCTATCACATACCAGAGCAAGGCACTTCGGGTGCCGCTACCTTCTTCCAGCCCCATCTGCTTACCGGCTTGTGAGATGTCCTGACAAGGAGAAGAACAAGTCAAGAGGTCCACTTCGCGACCTCCGAGCGAGCGTTTCACCTCGTGCCAGTCAATCTTGGTGATGTCGCCCTGGGCGCAGTCGGCAAACTGAGGGAAGACGAGGTTGTGCATCTGACAGGCGTATTTGTCGATGTCGCTCCATCCTACGCATGTCCAACGGAAGTCGGGATGCCACTCGCGTAGCACGTCGGCTGCCATGAGCTGCGAGTCGTAGCCGGAGAACGTGGTGAGGAATATCTTCTCCTTATTAGCGTTGGCTGCGGAGGACGGAAGGGCGGGCAGGGGGTCTTCGAGGTCGTCGAAGAGAATGAGCTGCTTGCCTGGGCGTGACTTGGGTGGGGCGGGGTAGAAAAGATTTTGATATAGATATGCTAACACATTTATACAAATGCTGTTTCCTGCCTGCTTGTACTGCTGTGAGGCAGATATAGCCATGTCTTCGGGTTTGCCCTTGCCCTTCCAGTCGGGCAGAATTTCGGCTGCTTGGGCATTGCTGCTCTGCATGGTGCCGATTACGTTGTCGCGAACGCCCATCAGACGAAAACACTCCTTGGGCGTGAACTTACGGATGGCATAGCTCTTGATGGTGCGGTCGGTGAAGTTGAGTTTTGTAATCATATTTCAATAATAATTTGTAATTCTCCGTATCTTGTGGTTGCTATTTCTTCGTGCCATCATTCACCTTCTTTCGGCAAGATGTCGGAAAAGTAGCACCAACGTATAACGTTCATGCGTTTGAAAAGCTCATCCCAAGTGCCTAACCCTGGGTCGTTTTCAAAACAGTAGTTCATGCCTATATAATCATCATTGTACCCTATAATGATAGAACAAGGTTCTCTATCTGGTTTCTCGCTTGCATCGTGCCACACTCTATTCTTGAACCATTCAACACCTGCACGGAAAGCGTCGCGGCGTAGTCTGACAGAGACACCCTCGTCGATTTCGGGAGGATAGGAGATGTAAGCGTTTACTGCTTCTGTTATTTTCTTTTCGTCTATCATATCGTTTTTTTTAAAAGGGTTTTTATTCGTATTCTATCATTATCTTCCATCCGTTGCGAGCGGCGGTTTTCCCCCCATTGTGGTGTAAGGGTACCGACGGTTGTCGCAAAGAGGTGAAGCGTCTGGTTGTAATCATCGAATGGGTATTGTTTAATCATAATTATTGGAGGGGATAGGCCTTACTGGGCCTTTCTAAGCCTCTCTACGCCTTTGGGGAGGAGTGAGGACTTGGGGTATGGGACTTACTGGGCCTTTCTAAGCCTTTGATGATGATAGGGCTTGCTGGCTATTAGTACAGCAGTGGCGACATGCGACACACTGATTACGGTCCCTTGACCTTCGGGATGAATTTCTTTTATTGAAACGCCTTTCTACGGTTGCGTACCTTACAGCAGTTTGAGAAGCGTACTGCATTGATGGCCTAACGCCTTTTCTTCGTAACCCAACCTTTCGTACCAAGGCAACACCCATAGGGGAGAGTCGCGTCCGTCCCACGAAATAGCAACGGTCTCTACGCCGCAATACTTCAGCTCTTTTTCTACTGCCTCCATCAGGTGTTTTGCTACCTCACGGCCGCGGTGAACTTCGTCCACCCACAGCGAGTAGATGAGAGCATCCGCTTCGCCATCCAAAGGTTTGTCTTCGGTGCGGTGAGGAATAAACGCCTGTATGCTGTCATGATGCTGCTCGTCGGTGACGAGTATGCGAATGGAGTCTTCCCAATGTTGATGTTGTATCATAATTGAAATAATTTATCTATTTAATACCTTTATTAGAAATTCTCCCTAATACCGAAAGGTGTTCCGTCGGCGAAGGTGTTGTCTTGATAGCTATTTTTTGAAGCCAGCAGGATGGCGCTACCATCCTTATCGGCCAAGCCTGCATAATAGTCATTGACATAAACGATATTAAAATAACCTTCTTTGCATTTTATCCAACCGAACGGTTGATGCTTCAGCATCTCCTGCCAGCATTCTTCTACGTTCTTAAACGAGCGGTACTTGGGTTCGGGCTTGATACGGTAGTCGTAAATATCCCAATTCCAAATAGGCGATTCTATATCTGCCCAATCTTCTGTTTCGGAATCTACATACTATATCTGTTTTCCTTCGACGTATGCTTGCATAACCTTGATGCACTCTGCTATATCTTCTTTTCTCATAATTATTTATAGTTTAATTCTATTATTATACTTTTGTTAATTCTCTATAAACAGCGTGTTCAACTTGCGAGCGTTCGCCATTCTTCTTGGGGTAGTTAACCAAGAAATACCTTACTATAAGGTAGTGAAACGAATATTGCTAACCCAACAGGCTTTTTCGTTACAATCTACCTTGTCGTTAACTTGTATCGGATATTCTTCGAGGTATTGCTTTTTTAGTTCATACTTCTGACGTGCAATCTCTATTTCTTTTTTATTGAGAGCACGCATCTGTTTTTCAAAATCTTTTTCTGTCATACTTATTTCTCTTTTTCTAATTCTTTGATTACGCCATTAAGTCTGCTACATTCTTCCTCGTAGTAATCTCTCTGACGCTTTAACTCTTCGTAATGGTTCTTTCTTTCCTTTTATGTTTCTTAATCCATTCCATTAACCATCTCTTTTGCTTTTCGGTAGCAGGATAGCAACTTGTTATGAAGCCGTAATGATAAGTGTACGGTTCATATTGTAGTTGTCCGCGAGCATTATCAGCATAGGCTTCATAATAAACTTCTCCTTCTGCACCAATGTGATGAATTTTGATGAGCGAATCGTCTGACGCATGAACAATGTCGCCACGATTTACCATGTTGGCTTCAAACTTAAAACGGAACTGCCTACGAAGAAAATCATTTTGCTTGATATATGCTTCCATTTCCTCTTTAGTGTGCTCGCCTTCCCAAAGGAAATCAGTGTGACAACCACCATGTGCATCATCAACCGACCAAGGAACTGCATACACAGACCACTCAGAACCGAATAATTTTGCTTGGCTATAAGTGCCATATTTTCTTATCCAAATAAGCATAGCACCATCGAAATGCGCCCAATCGTCACTTTTTACATTAGGCAAATCTGAATTGATAGGCAGAGCATAATGCCCAGCACAACCATTCGTTCCGAAATAGAACATTCGCTGTTTCTTTTCCATATTGTTTTGAGTTATGTTATTCTTTTACTTTAATCTGTCGTTTTAACTGTTCATTGTCCTTCTCCAACATGTCGCAATGGTCGCGCATCTTGAGCATATCGCCGAGCGTTTGCTTTGCAGGGTCTTCGCCCTTGCGCTTTTCCTTACCGTTCAACTGACGCACGACTTCGTTATAGTTGTCCTCAAATTGATGCACACGCTGCTCAAGCTCTACGTTCTCTGCTTTCATGTCGGCTATTACATAGGAAAGTCGTTGTTATTCTATATTTTCGTTAATACATCAATTTTCATATCTCGTTTATAATTTTAGTTCTGCATCCAAGCCCAGCACCCAAAGGATGTGTTGGAGTTCATGAACGTGTTGAATGTGGCGTATCAGAGTATAATCGGGTACAGATTCGTGTTTGAGGAATACTGCCCAGCCACTACGCTTGCGTTCGATAGAAACATATCTTTTAAGGAATCTTGGCGTATCGCCCATTGACTTGGTGTAACAATACCTTGGGTCTATTGTCTTAAAACCGTTCTTTTCAAGAATTTCGGGCGTAAGAAGGATTCCTTCGATATTACTGCACCAAACGCCCAAAGGTCCGTCATCGTCATCGTTGATAGCTCTTAGACTGACGAATCCTTTTTTATCCTTAAAGACTTTTAGGGGATTTATATCGGTAACAGCGCATATTGTGCCTTTCGGAAACATGCAATCGTGGCTTACCCTTACAAGGTCGCCTATTCTTAGGTCTTCGGGTTTAATCATAGTTCTCTACATTTTTTGCGGTTTACCTTTATATACATAAGCTAATCTATTAGTTCAAAGTCATAAACAAATACATAAGGATTACTCTCCCAAGCGCCTTTGCCGGAAATACGGTCGATAAGGGAGGCGTAGGCTTCTTGCGGAGCGCGAAACGAGGAATTGGCAAGACCGTGATACCAATACGTCGTACCTTCAAGCCCTACGTTGTCGCCACGCCAAATGCCTTCTTCCAGGCAGTCGGCTTCGCTGATGTCTTGCAGATGTTCTACGCGGATATTAGTGATACGGACGCGGTGCGGCATAAGGTCTGCCTTGACAAACATCTTGTTATTCCACCCTGGTTGTTTTATCAACTCAGCAGCAAGTTCTACTGGCATATCTAAAGCAATATCCTTATATTTTTGCGCCACAGCTACCACCTCGCCGACTTTGTAATGTGAAGACGACAATACATAATCAAACATCTGCTGAAGCATATCTCCTTGGGCTTCGTAGAGCCGTCTATTACATGACCTTTTCCAAGCACTAATGTCCTCATTTGACCACCCTTCGTAGGTCTCCAATCTTTGAAAAAACATTGTAGGATTTAGCATACGCCTGGTCTGGGTCTTTCTGCCTTCGAGTACGGTCTGTGTGAGACCGTACTTGTCGTTGAACATAATCTTTTGCATACTCTATATTTTCTTGTGATTGATAAAAACTAACTCTTCCTAATCTTCTCCATTTCCTCATTCTCCTTATGCCTCTCTACGACCCTGGGGTGAGAGGGTCGGGAGAGGTTTTTTTGAGGGGTATCAGTCGGTGATACCGTAGGCTTGTGGGAGGAGACGGATGATGTCGGCGCCGTAGGTGTCCTTGACGAGTTCGATGAACTGGCGGACGGTGGTCTTGCCGTTCATGTCGATGCCGCGGCTCTTGCAGAACGACTCTCTCCCCATGCGGCATGAGCCGGTCAGCACATGATGGTAGGTGAAGAGGTCGGTGTTGCTGTATGCGGTGTCGTATTCGGGGAATTTGTTTCGGAAGGCTTCGATACGTTCGTCCGTCGTACTGTTGTCGTAGCGTTTCTCCTGCAAGGAGCGGTATGCGTCGTGCAGTGTGTCGCCGTGCGCGAACTCATCACCTTCTCTGACGACGAAGCAGGGGCGGAGGATAACGTTGTGCTCAAGGACAAAGCCTTTTGCGACATTGCCATGTATTTCGGTGAGGACGGTGGGAATATTGTCAATTATATTGACATCCAGCCCATTGATTTGTTTGATGCCGTTGCCGTTGCCGTAGCCGTTGCCGTAGCCGTCGCCGTAGCCGTCGCCGAAGCCGTCGCCGAAGCCGTAGCCGTCGCCGTAGCCGTCGCCGAAGCCGTCGCCGAAGCCGAAGCCGTAGCCGTAGCCGTCGCCGTTGCCGATGCCGTTGCCGTAGCCGTTGCCGTCGCCGAAGCCGTAGCCGATGCCGTTGCCGTAGCCGTCGCACCTATCAAAAAAGGCTTGGATAGATGTGGGCGTCAGACTTGCCATACTTCTTGATTTTCAAGGTTTTCGATTGCCGTGGGTGTGCATGGTACAATTTGGCAGCAGCGGTTGAGTATCATGCTGGAGACGACGGGTGACACTTTGCCGTTTTTGATGCCGTCGTTGGCTATCTGGGATAGGCATGTGGCACCGCTCCATTTCCAAATGTTACGAACGTTCTCGATACGGACGGTTTCGCCGTCGATGTCAGTTACTGTTCCGAAGTAAACGCCTGCGTCATAGCTACGGACGAGGCATTTGTGATTAATGATGTTTTTGTACATAGTTTTTTTATGTTTTATTTGATTAATATATAAAAGTTGCCACTAAGTGGCAATGGTCTAATTCTTACTCCTCCCCAAAGTCAAATTTCATCTGCTGGAACTTCTCTGCATACCATTGCTTATATGCCTTACCCGAAATCCACCAGTCGTAGATATTCTCCGCTATTTCGTTTTCTTGCTCCTCTGTCAAGAGGTCAGAAGAGGAGCTGGACGAAAACCCTGGTGCTGCGAGGTCCCATACACCTCTGTTTCGTCTCCAGTGTTCCGGGTCTGGATGCTTTATGTAGCCTGCATCTGCTTTTCTGAGCAATCCTCTGACATTACCGGAAGGTACCATGTCCTCGCGTATATTCCACGCGATGTATCTCTCTTTGAACCCAGCACCGTTTTGGATAGCTTTAATAGCCTTAATCCAGCCTCGTTTTACATGCGGGTAACGAGCGTTTTCGAGCATCTTTTGCTTGTGCGAGTTCATGGGACAGCCGATGCAACCTATGCGATGCCAACCCTCGTCGTAGAGCGAGCAATGCGGAACCTTCACCACATCGTTAAGAAACTCCCATACGTCCTTTTCCGTCCAATAGATAAGGGGCGAAATTAGCAGACTCTCTTTGCCGTGGATGCAGCCTAAAGTCTGTTCTTCATCAGCATTAGTGATGTTCACGCCTTGCTCTTTGGATTTACGACGAGCACGTTTAGCCTTCTGCTCCTGTCGGTATTCGTCCAATCCGTCAAGGTCGCCGCTAAACTTACGGTTGTTTATCTCCACCTCATTTCGTTTGGCTCGGCGTGCGCTCTCTGCCTTACGGATGCCGATTAGCGTCACCTTACCGGCACCTGCCGTCTCCTTATATTCAGCGCAACACCAGCGCACACGCATAGTGGGCAATATCTGCTTCTCCACGGCGTGTTGGAAGATAGACTTGCCGGGTTTTATCAGTTCCACCTCGGGATAGTTCTTCTTTACGAAACGTATCACTTCGGGAGGATCAACGCTCGTAAGATTCATGTGACTGCGAAATTTAACCCCAGCCAACTGAGCTATATGGAAAAGAGCCTGAGAGTCCTTTCCACCACTAAACGCCAAGTAATATCCGTTCTCGGCATCATAGTTGAGAGCAATCTTCTCTGCTTTTTGCAGCAGCTCCACCGAGTGAAGCATCTTCTTTCGCAGTCCTTCCGAAGCTCGCTCCAATGCTTCGGCAAGCGTAATGTTTAACTTCATTTGCTCATTATCCTCACGCTTTTGCATAAATCGTCAATTACGGTCTGTTTGTCTATCCCGTAGGTAACACATGCTTCGACGATTTTGTTTGCGATAAGACCTAATACCACTGCATAGTCTGTTGCGGACTTCAGTCCGCTCTTTTGAAGAACCATAATTGCTTCGTTGGCACTTCTCGCAAGCCTATTCACATCTGGTTTCATAATCATTTAAAATTTAGATGTTTACAATAGTTCAAACTGCCATACATTGGAGTGGAGCTGTGGATTGCCTTCGGAGTCTGTCGCCGCCGTTATGTCTCCGCGCATATATACATGTGCTCCTTTTCTGAAACGTGCGTCCACGGCGAACGCTCCCGTCTTCCGGCATATTATCTTCGTATGAAAGACGCGTTTCGTCCCGTCGTCCTGCTTCATGTGCCGCGTCACAGTGACGGGAAATGTGAGTACCATCTTTCCGTTCTCTTCGGTGGTATGGGCGTTGTCTGACAATACGCCGGTAAATTCAAGTGCTATCATATTCTATCAATCCTTGATTTTAAATTTAAGTGTGTCGAGTTGTTGCTGTAATATGACCTGCTGTTTCATGGCGTTGTCTCTTTCGGCTCTTGCCCGTGCTATTGACACGAAGCATGCTATTATTGAAGCAAGCAGTATGGAAACGATGTAGGCGTATGGGAAGCGGTGTACGCTTCTGTTGATGATGTCTCCTGTCGCCTTTGCGATGATGGAAAGGCTTCTGCCGAGAAGCCGGAAACCCTTTCCGAGCTGTTGGTGGCAGGACAGTCTGGAATTGTCTGTAATCATGTCTTATAAGTATTTTTTGTTTCTTTGGACATCCTGCTGCATACGCAGGAGTGAGATGTATTCGTCTGACGGTGCGATATACACGCCGTGCCGTGCCGCGAAGTGCAGGAAACGGTCTATTGCCGTTGCCGTCTCCTCCTTTGTCAAGGAACGTGTGGACAGCAGATACTGTCTGTTTCTGCCTAAGAGTTCATCATAGCGTGTACGCACGAATAGGTCGGGGTTGCACTCTCGCTTGAAGTACTCGTCCTTTACTTCCTGCGCCGTGTAGCCGAGCTGGAGGGCGAAGTATGATATGGCGAGGTGGAGGTACGCGTTCTGGTTCATTGAACGCGCCTTCTTCTCGCTCAGTTCTACCATAGCTCCGTCCTCCGCCAGCTTCTTGGCGCGGAGAATGAAACTTTCCTTCTCGAAGGTGTTGCTCAGGTCATACCACATAAACCAATTCTCCAAATATTTCTGTCGCCTTGTGGACTATCTCGTCAAAACGGCAGTCCATCGTTGCCTTGGCTTGCCGCCTGTCCGTCTTGCCACGACGACATGGGTGGCGTTGCGGGTTGCTGTGGCGCCATCTGTGATGGTGTCTGCAATACGGTGCCGTTGCCCGGCTGCGTGCGCATTACGTTCCAACACCGTATGCTGTTGAACCATCTGCCGTTGTACTCGTGTGCGTCGATGTCGAATGATATTGTCATCATCTCGCCCGGCTTGATGTTGAACTGTGCTATTTTCTCCTGTCCGAACACGTCGAAGCACACCCTTCGCGGGTACTGTTCCTGCGTCTCTATGACATAGGATGCGCATTGCCAGAGTTTTCCTGTTGCCGATGTTCCCTCTCTGAGGGGGAGTGCGGTTATTATTTTTCCGTGAATTTCCATTATTTCTTTATGTTCTGATTGATAAGATATTTTGTAAGTTGTCGTTCTTCCGCCCATTCAATGAACTGTCCGAGCAGCATCCTTATGTCCTGTTCCATGCGTTCGTAGCGGTGGCAGGTGATGGCCGGCGTGCGTCTTGTAAGTGTGAGTCCGCGGACATCGTACCCGTGCCGGTCGATTTTGTAGCCCTCGAACGAGAAGAGGTCGAAATGGAAGGTGTCTGCGCCGAACATGTCGAGATAGAACCGCCATTGGCACGAGTTGATGTAATCGGAGTCGCGTATAGGCGAGAACTTCGTCTTGATGTCCCGCAGTTCAAGTCCGTCTATCATGTCCGCCTGTCCCGTCACTACGGCCTTTCCGTAGTCCTTGTACAGGCGTACTTCGTGGAATGCGCAGGGGTGTTCGCGGCGGTAGTCGAGTGCGACGCGGCACTGTGCGTTGTCGAGCACGACATCGTTGCCGTCGATTCTGAACGAGCGTCCTTCCGGCAGCGGTTCCGTCTGCGGCTTGCCGTAGAGGAGGTATTTCCGTTCTCCGGCTTCCGCCTTGGTGCAAGCCGGCTTTCCCGTCTCCACGATGGAATGGAACGCCGTGCCTATGCGTGAGTACTCGTTCCCCTTGAATGTGCCTGTTATGGAGTCAATCACCGACTGTTCGGTAATTTCAAAGTTGTCGTATTCCGACTGTTGTACATATCGGCGGAACGCCTCTATCTGAGTGACTCTTACAAGAATTGTGTCATTCATCCTTATTCTTTTTCTTTGCTGTCTTTTCTGTTTTCGGCTTGGTGAATCTTGCCGTCTCCTTGTCGTAGGCGAATCCCTTAGCCGTCAGTGCGGCGTTAATCTCCATGAAGAACGGTTTCTTCATTACCGTAGGCAGTTCCTTGCATTCATTCAGGAGTGCGTCGGCTTTCTGCTCGTCGTCCACGGCGTCAAGTTCGGCACGCAGCTTCGCTACGAGTTCGTTTGCTTTGCGCTGTGCCTCGGTCTTGTTCCTGATGGAGTCCTTTACCTTTGCTATTATCGTCGCCATGAACGTGGCGAACTCCGGTGTGGAGGCGTCCGGTATCTCCGTGTCGTGAATCTGTGCCACGTTCTTGCCCACGAAGTTGTCGCGAGGGTCGAAAGATATTGTGCGGTGTCCGTTGATGAGTGACACATATCCGACTTGGTCGGCCTTGCGCAGGAGGAGATCTTTCGAGGAGCCGGTGCAGTCGGGTGAGTGCTTGATTATGTCGCCTTCCGATGTCTCCTTGTCGTGGCAGATGAAGATAATGTCAGAGCCGAACGACTGGAGCTTGCTGACGAATGCGGAGAACTCCGACGCCATTTCCCCGAAGCGTTTCAGTGAGTTGGTGCGTAGTTTGTAATTCTGCTCGCAGACATACACGGATAGGAAGTCGTCAAGCATTGACTTGGCCGTATCTACCACTATCGTTCTGTAGGCATGCAGTTCGTCGGTGGCCGAGCTGATGTCGTTCCACGAGTTTGCAATGAGGGTGTCGGCCACCTGTGCCGCGCGGTCGGAGCCCCGGTCGGTGTCGATTATTACCGGCGTTTCCGCCGTTGTTGCGATTGATGTCTTGCCGGAACCGGGGACGCCGTAGAGCACTATCACTACGGGGCGTTGCGGTCGGACTTCGTCTTTTTTGATTATTGGCATTTTTCTGTTGATTTATATATATTTGTAGAATGTTTTGTCGAGTCTGTTTGTGAAACGTACACAGTTGCCGTCGAGGCTGTCGAGCAGCAGTGCCTTTTTTATCACCATGTCCCTTCTGTCCGGCGGCAGGGCGAGGAGGCACCTGTGTTTCCTTCTTATCTTTTCTTCTGTTGTCATGTCTTTCGTTATTCGTAACGCCACTCCCATTCCGGGCATCCCGTGCCGTTGTGAGGACAGTCCTTCTCCTGAAAGTCTCTCCACAGGCAGTCGTGGCATGATGGTGGAGGTTTTCTAATCATTGTGGTATATTATTTCTGTTATTTTTGTCTCGACTATAGATTCCACTTCGTGGTCGGCAATTGATGCCCGCATTATCTTTGCTGTAAGTGTCTCCGCTTCGGCAGTGGAGTCGGCGCAGACGAGGTGATATTCCGCTGCCGTCTTTTCCTTGCCGGTTCTTTCATCGACTACCATTGTCTTCACTTTGACTCTATAGAATCTCTCCGCCTCGTGTTCGGGGATGATGATGCTTGAGAATGCGGCACGTTTAATCTCCTTAACATAGGGGTTGTAGTGTTGCAGAAGTTCTGTCATTTCCGCCTCCGCCTCCGTGAAGCTGTCGGCTCTGACGGCATATTGTTCTTTAACACGTTCTTTTCCCTTTTCCGACTCCTTGTCGTAATTCACGGTGCATACCATGAACGGGCCTTGTAGAATTTTTGTTTCCATGTTTTTTTGTCTTTATGTCATTAATCTGTATGAATGGTTGGTAAAAATAATCTTCTTCATCATCTCGTTCAGTCTGTCGGACACCCGGTCGCCGTATTTATCCCTCACTTCCTGCGGATTGAGGTTTGTCGTAATTATCGTGAACATCTGTGCCTCATAGCGGTGTTCTATTATGTCGGCGATTGGGTTGAGGATGTTTCCGTAGTCGAGGATTTCCGCAGGTTCGCGTCCCATATCCTCCACGGCGAGCAGCGGTGTGTCGGCATACTGCCGGAAGAGTGCCGGTGTTCTTGCTGCCGCCGCTATTGTCTTTGCGTCCACGATGCGTATTCCCGGTTCGCTGCCGTAGGGGAAGAGGCTGTTCTGCGTGAGCAGGCGCACTGTCTGCCGCAATGCCTTTAGCAGCGTTGTCTTGCCGTTGCCCGGAAGTCCGAGCAGGATAAGTCCGAACGTTGCCCCGTTGTCGGTAAGGGAGTGTGCCGCTTCGTGTATTGCGGTTCTCGTGGGTTTGTCGTTGATGAACTGCCTGTGTCGCAGTTCCACTTCTGCCTGATATGCCGCCGTGATGATGCTCTCCGCCTGTTCTTGCGTCACGGGGAGTTTAAAACGCTCCGTCGTAGTCACTTGGCGAAGTAGAAAGCGTTTCAGTTCGTTTGCGTCGAGTTTCCTTGTCCTGTTTATTATTTTCATAATTGTCGTAATTGCCTTCAATGACTTTTGGGAAGTTGCCCGGCAGCATGACCCAGTCGAACGACGCCACGAATCCGTGTGCGTTTTTCCCGTTGAGGTAGTCGCTTTCCGCCGCTTTCCTTACGGCTTCGGCGAGTGCTTCCCTTCCGTGTTCCCGGCATCTTGCGAGGAGGTGGTTCTTCCGTTTGCCTTGAATATTTCTTATTTGAGGTATCACTGCGTTTCTTTCCTTCATTGAATTGTTCCAAAATTCCATGAATCGGGTTGTGTCTATGACCTGTTCCTGCTGTTGTGCGTGCTGTGTCTCTTCGTCTTCATTTAGCCTATACGCTTGCCTATACATTTGCCTATACACCGTTTCATCGTTTTGCCTATACACTCCGCTTTCGGGTGTATAGGCTGATGTGTCTGATAATGAAGCATTTAGGTCTGTTTTTTGCCTATACACTGTACAGGCTGTTTGCCTATACACCGTTTCATCGTTTTGCCTATACACTCCGTTTTCGTTTTCCGACTGAAAAAGTGCGTTTTTGCAGATGGTTATAAGGGGTGTATTGCGGTTTATGATTGTTCTTTTTATGAACTTTTCCTTTTCGAGGGCTTTAAGGAACCGCAGGACGGTCTGGTGGTTCTTTCCCCACCTTATCCTCAGTGTTTCCACGGAGGCCACCACCTGTCCGTTTTCGAGCGTGACGGTGTGTGTGTCGTGCATCTCCTTTCGTGTTCCGGCTTCTGCCATGAAGAGAAGGTCGAGCCACCATTTCAGTTTCTCGGCGTCCTGCCACAGCCAGTGTGATGTTATGCCGCTGTGTATCACGATGGAACTTTCCGCCATAGCCTTGATAGTTTTCTTACGGTTATCACGACTGCTTCGCCGATTACGGCACCTGCCGCTATTGTCACGGCGGCGGTGCATACGGACAGTATTATTATTGTCATGCCATTGCTTTTTTAGGGGTCAAACAAAAAAAAGAGACCCCCGAAGTCGGGAATCCCTCTTTTAAAAACAAATATAATATGACTGAGTTTATGCGTTTTGCAGTTCTGCAATCATCCTCTCCGTGGAGAGGGCGACTATCTCTTCCTGCAATGCGTTGAATGCGTTTACGAATGAGTCGTCGTGTGCCGTACCCAGCTCTGTTCCAGCCAGATAGTCTATGTCCTTGTCGATAATCCGGTATATTCTCTCGAGCAGGATGAGTGCTTCTATGAGTGACGGCTGTGTCACCGCCTTTGGATATGGTTTCTTTTCCATTGTAGATGTTTTTTTTAGGAATGTCTTTCTATTGTCGGCAGTACGCCTTTCTTCTTGAGTTGCTGATAGAGGAACGCCCGTCCCTTCTGTGTCCATACGGTGTGCTGTATGAAGTAGGGTTTTCCGTCGGCGTGCTTTCTCTCTATTGTGTTGCTTGTCACATATCCTTCCGTGATGTACGGTGCATAGACCACCCACACGTTGTTTACCTTTCTTTGTACTTTGAATGCTGCGAGCATTCTGTTGAATGCCACTGCCGACATTCCGTAGTCCTGTCCTATCTGCGTGGCTGTGAGGTGTTCCTTGCTCTGCATGATAAGGTCGAGGTAGCTCACCTTGTCCTGCATCTCGCTTACCGTTGTGTTCAGTTCTGCGATTTGCGTGTCTTTCACTTCGAGTGCCTCCTGCTGATTTCGTGTTTGTGTTTCAAGAGCCTTTATTCTTTCGTCTCTCCGTCTTAGGGTGGATTTTGCAACGACCAGAGCTCTTGCCATCAAGTCTTCGTCGCTTTCGTTTTCTCTGCTGACAATATAACCGCCTTTGACTCGTATCTCGTGAAGTATTTTCTTCACTCCTTTCTTGAATTGTTTGGCGATTGGTTTGCGAGACTGCATCAACACCTCGTACAAGCCATCCTCGGTTAAAAACCAAGAACCTTGTCCACCACAAACATTGTTTGGGTTGGTGTAAGTCAATTTCTCGTCTTCATCCACGTTTCTCATCATCGTGGAAACATCTGAATGTTCAATCCACTCTGCAACATCCTTCGCCATGAATAGCGGCTCGGCAAGTGTTCCGTACACGTTGAATTGTTGTCCAAGCAATTCTGTTTGTTTTAGGACTTCGATTTGTTCTTTCATTGTAGTTCATTTATGAAAGTTACAGGCAATAGAAAAACGGCATTGCCTTTCCCGTTGAACTACACCACGAATGGCAGTGAGTGCATTAACACTTCACACGGGGGTACAATGCCGATATATTTTCCGAAAGCGGTATAAAAATACCGCCAACGGGTAATGTTTGCGGTTCTTGCGTTCCGCCATTCGTAATGTAGTTCGATGACAAAGGTAGCAAGATTATCCGAGCCGCCCAACACTTTCACATTTTTTAACTTCCTATGCCTGTTCCTTTCTGTTACAGTAAATCACTTCAAGTCCGTGTCATTGGGGATTCTGTTCCAGCCTTGCGAACGTCTCAGAGCCGAACCTCTGGTAAAGTCCGGAGGCATACTGCACGATGTAGTCGCCGCTGCGGGCGACGGTCCTGCCGCGCGTGTACATTGGGTCAAGCAGCACCGACAGCCCGTCGGGCGAATCCGTCACCGTCCTGACGCACGGCATCTCGGAGAGTGAGCCCCTGTTTGCGCGGCACACCTTCCATATATTCTTTATTTTCATGTCGTTTGTTTTTTCTTGGTTAAAAGGACACCCGTGCATCACTGCGGGGGTGTCCTGGAAATACTACTAACAATAGATAAAAGAAAATCCATGTGGTCGGAGAGACGGGGGGAGTCGAACCCCCTGTGCGTCCTTTCTTGCCGTCTCCCTTTATATATTGAAATGAAACAAAATGGATGTCCGTTTCAATGCCGCTTTATAGACCATTTCGGTGGCGGTTCGTCTTGCGGCGTTGCCGCAGCCTGCTGTGTTCCCTTTCGCTCTGCCTGTACCCTTGCCAGGGTATGGTTCATTTTATGGCTGTCGCCCCTTTGCTAATCGGAATACACGCTTGGCAGGTCTTTTTGTTACTCGGTGTCCTCGGTCTCCGGTCATGGATTGCCGTCTCGCGGAGACCTATACACCTTTCTTCTTCTGTACCATGAAGTCAAAGAGCTGCGGGTGTCGTGGGGACGGGTGGACTCGAACCACTTTTCATCCTGCTTTCTTTTCCGTCCCCTGCCGCACCGTCCGAAGCCTTATTCCACCGGTGCGGCGTTGTGTGGAGGGTCGGCGAGTCGAACGCCGCGGCATCCTGCCGTCATCTTCCGTCGTGACCCCTCCGTATGCAGCCGGGCCTCACGGACGGGCTGCAAGAAAATAGGAAATCAAACCTTAAACCAAAAATTAATTCCGAAAGAACTTATTGCCGCGGAGCCGGCGTCGCCGCCGTGTTTCCCTCACGGGTGTCTCTTCACACGAAGATGCTCCACGTTACCGCCCGCCGGCGGTCAAGAAGACTGTGTGTATGTCACACATAACCTAAAACTGAATAACATACAATTGTCAATACACATCACACGCTTCAACATTATGCTTATAAACAATGTTCAATAATGGGCATTTTTCCAAATTTTCCTTATATCTGCCGCCCCCGTTCGATGAGGCGGTCTATGTCGTTCTTTCTGTAGAAGACGGTATTCCCGACCTTGTAGAACGGCAGTCTGGCGTTCTTGCGGAGTGTCTTGAAGAAGTCAATCCCCGTTCCGAGGTACGCCTGCGCCTCCCTGTTGGAGAGCCATACCTTTTCTATCTGTGTCACGTTCGCCGTCCTCATGTATCAGAATTCCTTAATGTAACCACGTTTGCGTGCCTCATTGCGCACCATCCTCTGCTTGTCGGTGTCGTTGTCGTATCTGAGGGCCTTGCGTATGGTGAGTGTGCTCACCTTTATGTCCTCAGAGAGCTTTTTTATGCACCCCATCCGTAATTTTATTGTCTTTTTGTTTGCTGTCATATTCTTTTTTTATACCTTTGCATTATCTAACGGTTGCATCATTGCGTTACGATTGCCGTATGTGTTCGCTTTCGTTTGCGTTCTCAATCTGCTTCCGTTTGCATTACGATTGCAAATGTACGCATTTGTTTGCTTTTGCGCAAATTTTCGTGCGGATAATGTTTATTATTTAACGTTTGTTTATAAAAAGAGTTGGTATAAATTGTGTTATTAACAAAAAATTACGATTATGGAAGTTACTGTTGCAGACCGAATCCGCACTATCATGGACGAAGAGAACCTGTCCCAGGCGGCACTTTGCCGCAAGTGCAACATAAACAAGAGCAATCTGAGCAAGATTCTTACCGGCAAGACATTCAACGTGTCGCCAGGCACAATCCGCCAAATCTCGAACGCTTTCGACATTAATCTTGACTGGCTGCGCAACGGCGTCGGCGAGATGTACAAGAAAGACAAGGAGGTCGGCGAGGCACATTACGAGGACATCGCGGAGTACATGAGGCAGGAAGGCCATCTCCCGTCCGACTCCGCGGAGGAGAACGAGCTGCTTCGCGAGATGATAGAACTTCTGAAGAAGACGGTGTCCGACAAGGACACGGAGATAGCCTTTCTCCGCAAGGTGATAGGCGGCAGGATGCAGTGAGCATCTTTTTTGCAACCAAGAATTTTATTGATTTGTAACATATTGATTTTCAATGTGTTATTCTACTGTGCGGACAGCTTCCCAAGTCGGTGGTCACGGGTTCGAGTCCCGCTTACCGCTCAAATGCACAAAGTACTGAAAATCAGTGATATATAAAGGAAAGTGGTTCGTTTGCGAGCCACTTTTTTGCGTTTATGACTGATGCCCGAAGTGGGTTTTTAGGGGTTTTTAGGGGGTGTGAGTGGCGGCATTTGACACCTTTTTGACAACCAAAATGGGGTAGAGTCCGATTTTAACAAAAATTACGTCAACCAAAAAAAATTGTGAAAATTATGGCTATCAGTTATCAGATCAAGACGAGAGAGGACAGGCGTGCGAACCGTGACGGGCTCGCGCCGGTAGTGTTCCTGTTCAGAAGCGGCACGAACCGCATGTGCGTATCGACGGGCATCACGGCAGCGACGGCGTTCTGCGGCGTGAACGTGCCGCCGTCGGAGACGAACAGCAAGACGAAGACGCTGCGCCTGATACAGCTGAGCGAGAGCGTGGAGAAGTGCATCCTTGAGCATGCCGGCGAGGGATGGGCGGTGCTGAAGCGGCGTCTCCGCGCGTTGGTGTCGGGCGACGACGACTCCGCCTCCATGACGCTTCTCGCCGAATTCATCGAAGCCTACGCCAAGAGCGGCGTGTCGGAGGGCACGGCAGAGCTATTCCGCCTCACGGCACGCAAGGTGCGCTCATACGACGCCGCCGCCGTGTTCTCCACCGTGGACTCAAGGTGGCTTGACGGCTTCGTGCGTCACCTCGGACGGGTGAGCGTGAACTACTCGGCCATACTGCTGCGCAACATACGCACGGTGTTCAACAGGGCGATAAGCGACGGCGTGACGGAGTGCTACCCGTTCCGCAGATACCGCATAAAGAGCGAAAAGGTGCCGATAAACAACATCACCGTGGAACAGCTGCGCGAGCTGCGCGACTATCCGCTGGACGACTGGCGGCGCATATACCGCGACCTGTTCATGCTCACGTTCTACCTCTGCGGCATCAATCCCGTGGACCTGCTGCGCCTGCGGCATTCTGACATGAAGAACGGACGCATAACGTACCGACGCGCGAAGACGGGACGGCTCTACGACATACCGGTGCCGCCGGAAGCGGCGGAGATAATAGAGAGATACAAGGGGCACACGCATCTCCTCTGCCCGCTTGACAGATATGACAACTACAAGGACTTCAACAAGCGGTGGAACATCGCCCTGAAGAAGATAGGACCCATCGACATAGTGCCCGACCGGGTGGGGAAGATGCGCAAGCACGAGTACTCTCCGATAGTGGAGGGGATGACGATATACACGGCACGCTACACCTTCGCAAGCATCGGCGCACTGCTCGACATACCGCGCGAGACGATAGCACTGTGCCTCGGACACGCCTGGACGGATGTCACGAGCCACTACATAGCATACGACACGAGGAAGATTGACGGGGCGGTGCGGCGGATAATAGACTTCGTGAACGGGGAGAACGTGAATTGTTGTTAAACATTCGCCTGTGTTTGTACGCGTTTGCATCAAAGCATACCGTTGTGTTACAGTCGTTTGCACGAAAACACAACGAAAGTGTATTATGTTAATGGATATTAACGGTATTTGCGAGGTTCAAGGGGACTGCATATATTTGCATCCGCAGAGACGGCGGGAAGGGGATTCTCGTTTTCCCGTCTCTTTGGCGAGGTTCAATCCGTGCAGTCCTCTTCGGCGTTGTCGGCCGATATATAAAACTGCTCTGTTGTGCAAGTTATGGCCGTGCCGCCGAAGTCCTGCTCCGTCCACCCACCGACGACAGGCACCCATACCGAAAGGTCAAGGCGTCAGGGCATGAAGAGCAACCCCGCGGGTATCGGGAGACTTGTGGCAGCAAAGGTGTCGTCGTAAGGACTTATATTGCGATATATAAGAGACAGCCAAAGCCGGAACGACCGCCAGACCCATCACTGTATAGTATGGGTATAGGGTGGGGTGTGCGGTGAAGACAGGGGGCGGAAGGAAACGGGGAGGGAGGCACGGACTTCCGCACACCCCTCTCCGGAGCCACCGTCATAGGTTCTCAAGTTCAAGGGCTATGCGGCGTGCCGACACTTCCGACACGGCTTCCTGCATGATTTTCCTCGCCTTCCTGTAGCGTGCGGCGTTGGGTGTGTCCTCGCCGTAGCTGCTGAGGAAGAAGAAGTCGTCCCAGAAGCGTCTGTCGATGCTTTCGAGTTCTGCGAGAGATCTGATGAGTGACGGGTTCGTTATGGTTGTGGGGAATTTCTTTGTTTCCATATTCGTTTAAGATTTGATTGGTTTGATGTTTGGTTTGATTGGTTGTGGCGGCTTATTGAACGTTCGCCGCCGTTTGTTTTTGTTGTTTTACAGACCCATTGTTGCCTGTGTTGCGAGTCCGGCTTTTGCTATTATGTCGCCGAAGCTGTTCTCATACCACCTTATCTGCGTCTGCTTCTGGTGTTTGGGATCCTGCTGGTTCTCTCCGTACTTATCGAAGTCTGGTAGCAGTACCATCCAATTGTGTGTCTTTCCTTTCACGTTCGACGGTCTTGATGCTTTCCTCACTATGCCTTTTCGTTCGAGGATTCTGTTGAACGCCACGGTCGATATTTTAATGTTGTGCCGTCTCAGCAGTTCCGTCGCCGTCTGCGTGACGAGATGCTGCGTTCCTGCGTCTATCGCCGTCGGCAGCGTGTCCTGCATCCCGACCGTCTCTCCTATCCTCCGTGCCATCAGCAGCCTGCTTGCGGCGTTGAGGTTGAGGAACTTCGCACTCCAGTCGGCGAAGAGGATGTTTGCGCTCATCTGCTCGTTGAGGCTTGCTTGCCTTTGAACTGTGGAGGAGGAGAATCTGCCCGTCTTGCGGATTTCCTTCAAAATGGCTTTCACTCCTTTCTTGAATTGTTTGGCGATTGGCTTGCGAGACTGCATCAACACTTCATACAGGCCATTTTCAGTGAGCATCCAAACTTGTTGATTTCCACCGGGGGTACAAACAATCTTTGTAACCTTTTCGTCGTCATCAACACATCTCATCATCGTTGATACATCTGAATGGTTGATGAAACATGCAATGTCCTTTGCGAGAAATAGAGGTTCTTCGACCGTTCCGTACACCATGAAGTTGTTGCCTAACAACTCCGTTTTCTTTAAAATTGAAATTTCGTCCATTTTCGTTGAATTTTGAACAATTAAACATGGGTACAATTAAAGGGAGTACCATTTTCCCTTTTGTTCAATGCCTCCAACGAGGGCACGCACATACCATTACAATATGTGCAAAGGATGATACTCCCTAATATCTTTAACTAAAAAGTAGTCGAGCATAAAAAAATGCCCCACCGAATTAACGGAAGAGCCTTTAACCTCTGCCGTTGGATTTATTGAACATTGCAAAGATATGAAAAATATTCCAAACCCCCAAGAGATAGGGAGAAATTTTTCTGTATGCGGTTAAAATAGTTTCAGTATAAGACAATATATCAAAACCTATTTCGTTAGCTTAGATA